CACACAGTGCCCTCGGGCATGTTAATCTCCTCGTCGCCGATTTTTGAGACGGCTTTATCATTCGTCTCAATCGGATAGTGAAAACGTTCGGTCTGTTCAGCATACTGGCCTTCGTCCTTGTGCAACTTAATTGAACCTCCCGCACAAAGATCGACGACCAAAACTCTTGCAAGGGGCATACCAACAACGTGTTGAAGAGCGGTCAAAACGGCGTCGAACCTTCGATCAAGCTGCAAAGCTGGCCAATTCACCACGCGCGTGTCATTTTGCGCGTCTCTTAGCGATTTGAAGGGCCACGGCGGAGCTCGCAAATATATGGACTTCGTGTCCACATGAGGAGACCCTTCGTGGTTTTCCCGAATGTCGACCAACCCGAACTCATCAAAATGTTCACGAACGAGAGTTTTGGCGACGTCCAAAATCTCGCCGCCCAAATCGGCCAGCTTGATGTGATGGTTCGTCATAGCGTGAACCCGCTCATTGTCACGTTGACTTGGCTTGCCGTATCGGCAAGAGCAAAGATGGCGTCACCCCCATTCAAGATCATGTTGGCCAGTTCAACAGCCACGTAGGCTTGTCCAGGAGACAGTCGAAAAGAACTGATGACCCTGTTGCCGGTGGCCGCTGAACCGAGGTTTGGAACCCTGTGAACGGTGATGGTTCTGGGTGATGTGTCGGTGTTTGTAAAGACGGCTCTTTTGATCAAGGTTTGACCTTGAACAGGCGTCGTATAAATGGCGGCAGCTGTAGATCCAAGTTGGGTCGATGCCGTCAAAACTGCGGGTACGATTGCCATGTTTACTATCCTCCTTAAGGGACGCCAAAACCAAAAACTGGAATTCCGGCCGACGCGATTGAAACATCTGTCAAACTTGATGACGTCAAGTCTGGCATGTTGTTTGCATACACGTCCGTGAAAGATTGACCAGAAATTTGATTAGTTGCGCCATTGTTGACCGAATTAGCATCAGACGATCCACCAACTCTCGACGACATGAGGGCAGACGTTCCGACTATGTTTGTGCAAACTGGGAGGGTGCCTGTAAATTTCACCCCGACCCAATACCAACCTCTTCTTAGGGTGGTTGCAGTAATTGAAAAGACCTTCATCCCAGTAGTGGCTGTGGACACTCCAGCATTGTCAACGACAATTGGGGTCCCCGTGGGTTTGCCATTTCTATTGGACCAAATTCCAGCCTTTGCTGAACTGCCGGCTCCAGCAGTCACCACTCTCAGGAAAAGCGATGAGATTTGAACGTCTTCGGCAATGAAAAACGGATAGAGGTAAATGGTATCAACTGCGCCAATTGCGCCGGTTGCACCAACGTTCCCATCCCACACCGAATAAAATCTTCCAGAAACGTAGCCAGGATGGTCGGCAAACTGGGTAAGCCCATCGCCGTCCTCCAAGATCATGGCTAGAGCTTTCAGATTAGCCTCGTCTAGAGAGGCGTCATCTGACTCTGCGACCATTGAAAAAGATTGTAAAGCAACCTCGTCCAAAAGAAGACGACTTTCATCGCCGACCATCGCTTCGGACTTCAAAGATACCTGATCTAAATCGACAGAACCTTCATCGTCAGAAAGAACTATTCCATTCAGAAGAGTTTCGGGAAAGAGATCAGGTTGATCTTCCCCGTCATACACCGTGGAACTGACTTGAAACTCATTGATGTTGGAGCCTTCTGCTGAACCTGTTCTGTTCCACAGCGACACAAAAAACTGCAACCACGGTTGAGACAACATCCCAGTCCGAGGGTCTACAATGGGTATATTGTGGAAGGGGAAGCCCTGTGGGTTTATGCTGCCGCTCATGTGTCGCACACCGTATAATCAACGTAGGCTCCATTGAGGGCGGTGCGATACGGTTGAGACCACGAGAGTTCAAACACCCGATCTCTGGCCTGACCCAATCGTCTCCACTGGACGGACGTGAGAAATTGACCTGTCAAACCTACCGTCTGTTGAATTGGCGTGCCGAAGGTTTGGCCCCTTGTGTCGCTCCACCTCAAGGAAACAACTGGAGAAGTCAAAGCGACAAGCGCCGTGCCGACTTCCATATCGGCAACAAATTGGTTGTAGATCACTCTTTTGGCTTCGGCCCCCAAATGTGGAAATGAACGCAGCCTTAAAATAGCGCTACCGTCGTCGGTATACGTTTGGTCGTTCATTTCATACAGTCGGCCGTTTTGAAAATCGCCCACGACGTGCTTATTGTAAGCATATGAATAGCAATTCGATCTATGCCTGTGGAGAACACCAAAGTTATCCATCCAAGCTCTTTCGTGCCAGAGGTTTTCGAGACCGTCGTAGACCCAAGTCTTGTTGGCCGTTGGAAAGGTCAAAACATAGAAGGAGTGGCCGGAACTCTGATAGGTGTATCCAATCGCGTCGTCAACTTCAGCGTAGGTTGCCCACTCAGCTTCCAAGGCGTAAGTTGAAATTTTCGTCGGTTCATAACCGGCAGTTCTGACTGCAACTGCCCTACCTCTGTCGTTCTTGCTTAACCATATCAGGGACACGCCGTCAATCGCCACCGAATACGGAGCGCACACCCCGTGTTCAACAAACGTGCCTGGCAAAGATTGAAATGGGAAATTAGCGTTCCCAGCGTTATACCACACCTCGGAAGTTTTTTCCCCGAGGAGCCAGAGTTCCCGGTGCTTGACTGCAACTGCTTTCAACACGTCAGGCGCGGCTGTTTTTTGGGCAAAATACAAGGCATTGAAGACCGTGGTATCGGACTCGGTCGAATAGAATTGTTTGGTGTTGGGGCGATTAAACAGGAGGAAAGTATCTAAGTAAGCGACAGTTGTCGCTCCATAGAAGGCGGGACTTGAAATTTGGGAAAATGCATTTGAGTTAATGTCGACAAGGTAGCCGTATATCGTTCCGTCAACAATCACCATAAACGCCGAATTGTCCCGCATCTTTACAGGAGTCGTCCCGTTAAGAACTGCAAGTGTTCCAATTTCGGCCATAGCCCAAGAACTATTCACATAGTAGACTTTGTGTCCCACAACGGCGTAAAGCTTCCCGTTGGAAGCTGTGTATAATCCACGAACTGGGGCAGAATTTGGGGCCGTGGCCAGTGCAATAAGGCCTGGAGTAGTGTAGTGCGTGAACTCGGCGGCAGCGTCTTCGGGGTTCTTTTCCGGAAACAGGTTCACGCAACGCTGAGCATTTGCAATAAGGCTTCTCGCCGTATATGCTCCGCCTTTAAGAGGGATCTTCATGTGACCGTTCCCCCATCAGTAAACATCATCTGAGATGATATTATACAACCCTATCCGACCGAGTTCCGGGGCAATCTGCAATCTCTTAATCTGGGCATTCGCACTGCGAATGACGTTGAGAGCATCTGCAGCAAAACCAGCGACGACATCAACTTGAGGGGTTGGAAGTCCGTAGGCTGCCCTCAACCTGATTGCCAAATTGTAATGAAGTGCCGCCATATATTCTGGAGGCAGAATGATGTTCTGAGATGTTGACGTGAATTCTGGAAGTTGCTCTTTGACAATAAGGTGGAGTTCTTGGCCTATCGTAGGGGATGGATACGGCCACACCTTTCCAACTGGATACGCGCTGTCGTAGAAAATGTGACTGGTTGTGCCCGACATTCCCTTCTGCCTAAAGAGTGTATAATCTTCCCTGCTCTCAATGATCTGGAGAGTGACGTCAGTGGCGTTCGGCGGAACGTCGCCTGGCGCAAGAGCGGGAACTGCCGGAGTGAACGACATTGCTGGAGCAACTGAGTAAATCACTTGGATGGCATCACCCTGGGTCACAGCAATTGGAGAAGTGGCTACTTGCCACGACGGATTGCCGTTGATGTATGAGACAAACAATCCCGACACTGATCCTCCGCCAACCAGGACGTTCCCATTTGACGGTGCTATAAAAACGAATGGTGAACCCGTGGGCACTATGCTTTGGGGAGGGTTGGTCAGAATAGACGGGCCAAAATTGAAGCGCACGTATGCGGCATGCAGTTTGTCGGGCCGACTAGCAAGGTTAAAGTCACCGCCCGGCCCCACAGTATAAGATTGAGCGCCCGTGCTGACTTTCGCAACGTCAACAAGGTGCCAAATCAACCAGCGCTTGCGGGCCCACGTCGACACCATCCAATTGAGTCGTTGGAATGAGTCGTTCACATCCTCAGTCAAAGGGGTTTGTCCGATGCCAATGGCTCCTGCGTCTTTCAACGCAAGTTGGATGATGTCGAGTGGCGTAGGCATGAGCCTTACTCTTCTTCGGCTGCTTGTCTATGAGAACGTCTGGTCGAACCGCGGCGCTGACGTTGGTTGACACTGCCTTCCACATCAACGGTGTGCACCGCAGCTTCTCCATCTGACTTGCCGGTTGCAATCAGTTCTTCGTCATGGTTTTGAACGACGACCTGTTCTCCGGCCTCATTTGTCACCCACTTCGGATATTCCTGAAATTGATATTCAGGAAACTTCATGTTGGCGAAAATTATCGATCCAGCTTGTTGTGACATACTCGCACTCCTCAGACTAGGGTTTCAAAGAAGAGCGGGGAAGAATTCCCCGCCCTGTAAAGCCGACAATCTTACAGAATGTCAGCCACCACGCACGCCCACTCCGGACGAACCCAGAGATAGCCGTACAGGATATCGAGACGCGTGATGAACTGGTCGTTGCCGACATTGTAGGCAGTGACCATGCGCATCGACACACCATCGAAGCTTTCACGGGCAGCTTCGTGAACACCCCTCGGCAGTTCCAAATCGGCGCTGGCCATGGTTACCGCTTCAGGGCAATAGACGAATGATTTCCGATACGTGACGTTCGCATTGGAAACCTGGTTCACGGCCGCGCCGTTGGCCGGAGACGCTGTGACGGTTTGGAACTGCACAGGTTGGCCAAGGACTGCTGGAACAAGGGCAGGATAGACTGGAATGGACGTTGAACCGGCAGGAACATTGGCGGTCACGGCAAACTGGCGTAGCTGGCCGGTGGACTGCTTTGTGATCCTGTTGACGGCAAAGACGCCGGCAATCGTGATGATGTCGCCAGCAAGTAGCGTACCTGCAAGGGCGTTGACGACAACGTTTTGACCAGATTGACCGGCGCCGTTGACGGTCGCCGAACCAGAAGCCAAACTGCCAGTCGTATGCTTGATGACGGTCTGGTCCTTCATCCAATCAAAGCCGAGAGCTTGTTGCATCTGGCCGGTGGAGTATTGACGGCTGATTGCACCGGACGGATTGAAAAGACCGGCCAATGAAGCAAGCACACGGGCTTCAGTGAACGGATCGTTGATCACCTTTCTGCTGCCGACCGGGGCAGAATTGATGTCGAGAAGGGCGCCAGCATTCAGGAAGGTGGAGGCGATCGGGGTCAAGATGTTGTTCGAACCGTCCACATTGGCAACAAAGTTACAGATGCCGCCTTCAACGCCGTTCATCACGTCAGCGGCAACGGCGCCAGCAACGTTGTTCACGGCCGGAGCAAGAACGCGCCTCGAGTAATCGTCCAACGACATGGTTCTGTCAACAGAGGAAAACGCCACGTCGACACCCTTCTGAGTGGCAAGCACCAACGTGGTGCTGGGCTCAACAGTGTCTTGGATCTGAGCGGCCGGGCCAGAACGAACGACATAGTCATTCGGCAGGCGAATACGGAGACTCGTGCCGATCTTCGCGCCGGTGTTGGCAAACGAGTCGTCGTACTGCGTATCGATATTTTGGAGGAAGGCATTTGTGTTCTTCCAGAGTCTCACAGCTTCGCGAGTGATCTGGTTGATAGTGAGCATCGAGTTAGCCATCTTTGGGCTCCTGTTCCAATGGTTGATCTCAAGGTCCGAAGACCGTTTTGGGTTGTTCGTGCGAAACCAGTTGAAAGATCTTTTGCATTCACCTGGGGTCGCTTGGTGCCCGAGACCAAGCCTTTTGAAGCAGGCAGGGCGCAGACTATAACCGGTCTGCGAGCGGCTTTACGCTAACCTTGGAGGTCGTATTGCCTCAAACTCAGGCCTGTTTCTTTTGAAGTTGCTTTTCGCGCCAGGCCATCCACTCAGATGTGGACATTTTTTCAGGATCGGCTTCGGCTGTGGTTGAGCCTTTAACAGGTTTGATAGGCGCCGGCGCCTTTGAAACTGGTGCCGGTTTTGGCGGCTGACTGACTCTGACCGCCACCTTGGCCACTTCCACCCCCATCTTCACCGGGCTCATTCTCATAATTTTGAAAGCGAGATCCCGATCTTTCGCCAACTCATAGAGAACTTTAGGGCCCTCCCCGGTTTCAATAGCGGCTTCGATAAACGCCGGAGTAAGGCCTCCAATGTCCTTATAGTTAGTGAGAACATCGTCAAAGTCCTTATACAGCGTTTTTCCCGTGTCGTACACAATATTGCACGCATTATTAAAGGCATCTGCGCGGATTTTTTCGTCCGCTTTCTGGTCAGCCAGCCGCTCGATTTCGGCCTTTGTGAGGTCCTTTGGCGTCTCTTCCTGGGGTGGTGTTTCACCACGGCCTTCGCGATAGATGGCCAACTGGGCTTCAAGTTCTTTGGCCCTTGCAGAAGCCGCTTCTGCCTCACGTCTGGCATCCCACTTATCTTTTGTGAGAGTATCAATTCTGGTTTGGAACCAAGGTTTCTCCTTCTTCCCCTCCTTCCCCTCAGATTTACTTTCGCCTTCTTCGCCACCTGAAGCCTGTTGCTCCTTTTCGCCTTCAGACTCCCCAGTCTCCTCAGTGACTTCGGAGGTGACAGGAATAGCGTCGTCACCGGGGGTCGCTGTTTGAGTTTCTTCAGAAGTACCGCTCATGTTCTCCATCCTCATGGATAATTGTGCCCGGTGTGTTGGATCGCCGGTAATCCCCTGCCCACTATGGGCGAAGCTCTATTGGAGGTTGATCACTCTGTTGCGAACACCTCGACCTTGTTGGAGGCTCTTATCCAAAAGGAGAGCCTCGAAGATGATTTCCTTCTGCTGTTCTTCAACAGTTTTTGAACTCAACATCCGGGCCAACACTTGGCGAGCCTGTTCGATCAAGCTCCCATAGGTCTGTTCGACAAAGACCTGTTGGCTTCTGTTCAATTCATACCAAGCATTGTTCTTGGCCAATTCTTCATACACCGCTGCGGCCATGCCTTTAGCGGTATCCGCCACCATCTTGTGGCAATGAATTTGACGTGCGCGACGGCTCATGATCTCTATTCTCCTTTGAATGGGTCGTGTTCGACCGATTTTAGATGGACGCCTGGACCGTAGTCCCTGAGCTTGTCCCCCTTGATGTCGTATTGGGCCAAAGCTTTAATGAAGTCCGGGTGAAAAATGACGTAGTTGTAGGTGGGTCCCGATATGCTGACATGCTCCCTATTTTCTCTTAACCAATTTATAGCTTTTTTCATAGTCGGGTCAGTTGATGGAAATTGTTCACCTCTTTCTCTCATATGTTCCAAAGATAGGTCTACGTCCCCGTTATTCGCCAAAAGGCGAAGATTTACCTCGCTCAAAACAGGATCATAGGTTGATCCGTCTGGAATTAGGAGTTGGCCTTTGAACATCACGGATTTAGTGTTTCTACGAGTTGCGCCATCCATATATCTGATCCCGTGGATGCCGGCGTTGTAAAGAGCTTCGGACGCGGCGAAGTCTGAACCGCGATTGTTTGACTGCAGCTGTCTGTAAACTCTTTCTCCGCTGATATACGAGTCTTTTAAGTGTTCAGCTGCGATAGTGTCTCCAAAAGCTTTAAGGATTTTATTTTGAGCTTCTGGATGATGGTCCTTCAACCGATCATCCCAATCTAACATGGTCTCGGGAGTCAGGTGGACGGCGACTTGATATGAGTAAGGGCCCTCGGACTCATTTGAGCTATAGGGCGTCGTGTATTGTAAAACTTTACTCCACAGTTCTGCGGAGTCCTCCCTCAAGAATTTATCTCTCGCTTCAATATCCTCAGGTCGTGAATTTTGATCTGTATAATGTTCCCCGTCAATTTTATACCTTAAAAAAGCACCAAAACCTTCTGTCAAATTTTGGGGAGCTTCATACAATGTGTCGCTATGGGCCTCATTGTAAACTTTGACAAATTCGTGCAAATTATCTAGAAGATGGGGACTACGATTAAGGCTCGAAAGGTCAAGCAATTTCAAATAGCGATCATAGTCCTGAGTCTTCGCCCTATGTAATTCTTGAAGGTTTATGCCGTTAAACCGCAGGTTTGGGGCTCCAAGATTGTCAACCACTGCCGGATGTTGTGAGAATTCTTTCATATACTCTGATTGACCGGGGCCAGACAAAGCGGGAGACTCTGCCACGTAGGCAGCCCCACGCCCGAAAGATGCGGCGCCTTGGCCTTTGCCAGACACTTCGCTCATCGCACCAAACTTCCCCTCTGGGATGTCGAAGGGCGAAGCGTGCCACGCCATTAGAGCGTTGCCAAATCTCTTATCGCTCATTGGCCGCTATCCTTAAACGGGTCGTGATCAACTGGATGGAGGTGGACGCCAGAACCGTAGTCCTTGAGCTTCTCGCCTTTGATATCGTATTGAGCGATTGTCTTGATGAATTTCGGATCCAAGACGACATAATTGTAGGTCAAGTTTTTAGGCTTTGCTGGGACCGGCTTCAAAGGCGGTAAGGTTTTAGTGACCTTCTTGACCTCAATGTGGTTTTGATTTTCTGCGATCCAGTTTAAGAACTTGGCGTATTGTGCAACTTCTTCAGGCTTTTTGTCATAGCCGCGAAGCAAATCAGTGATATGGCTAATGACGCCTTGAACTGATGGCTGAGGTTTTCTGTCAAACACGCTTGGCGTCAAAAAGATGGTTCTAGTTATTTCGTCCAAAACTTTTGGATTGGTGACCTTCTTTTCGGCACCTTCTCTGGAGGCAAGTCCGACAACTTCTTCGACGTATCTCGGCCTGCTCAACTCAAGGTCTTTTTTATATTCTTCAACCCTTCCTCTGCTTTGCCCATCGAGATATTTGATGGCGCGAATTCCAGCTTTGTGCAAACCTTCAGAAGCGTCAAACTTAAGGTCATGTTCTGGAATAGACCCCTTCAAGACATACGCAGAACCGTGAAGTTTTTGAAGAGCTGAGTAAACCTCTTCACCTGGTTTCTCTGCTAGACTGTCGAAAGGATCGGTTTCCCATTTTGCGTCCTCAATAACGTTGGAAAAAGCCGACTTAATTTTTTCAAGAGCTTTTGGGTGATGTTCTTTTAGCGGGTTATCCCAATCCAATATAGTTTGAGGTGATAGATCTAAAGCCACTTCGTATGAGTACGGGCCACGGTATCTGGTATCTTTAACGTCAAACCTCAAATTTTGTCTAGCAAGTCCAAGACCTTCTCTAACCATTTTAGCATGGTCTTCCGTATAATCTCCAACATTTGCATAGGGAGTTTGCATTCCCATATATTCAGCAAAAGCTTTATCGCCCAATTCATTAAGATCCTTTTCAATTATAGATATTGCATCACCCTGTTTTTGGTATCTAAAGCTACTCAAAATGTTTGCAATCCAGTTAAAACCAGCTTCTGCCCGACTCGGGGCTGTATTCATAGCAGTTGCTTGTGCACGATCATAAAAACTATCAAAAAGTCGCTCCCACTGATTGTTAAGATTGATGCTCCATCTTTCAACAGTTGGAACAACGTCTTTGTGACCACTGAACTGTTTCATGTATTGGGATTGACCGGGCCCAGATATTTCAGGAGACTGGGCCACATAGGCTGCCCCTCTTCCGTAAGCTGCCGCGCCCTGGCCGGTGCCTGAAGACGCCCGCATAGGGGCAAACTGCCCTTCGGGGATGTCGAAAGGGGATGCGTGCCACGCCGTCAGAGTTTTGCGAAAGTCACTACCGCTCATTTGCCTTCGTCCTTAAACGGGTCGTGCTCGACGGATTTCAGGTGGACACCCGGCCCAAAGTCTTTCACCTTATCGCCCTTGATATTGTATTGAGATAATGCTTCTACAAAATCCGGGTGGAAAATGACATAGTTGTAGGTAATTTTTGGAGGATTGAGAACTAAGCGCCCAGCCTTTTGCTCCTCAGTTGCCCAATCGCCTATGTCTCGATACCCATAACTGTATAACTTGTCGATGAATTGTTGTAAACTTTTACTTCCCGAACCAAATTTTTCAAAATAGTAGCTAAATTTTTCTTCTTTGGATGCTTCGCTCACTCCTGTCATTGACTTGTATACAGCTTCTTTAGGTTTTCTACCGTTGTAAGAAATTGTTGGAGTTGCCGCTCTAGATGCTCCATCTAAATACCTAATCCCATGGATCCCAGCATTGTAAAGAGCTTCGGACGCGGCAATACCAATATCTACTCCTATTGGTTCACCAAAGGCGTTCACTGACCCACCCTTATCAAAATGTCTCATCAAGTCTAGGTAGAAATGGTGTCCACTCTTATTGGGATTTATGAAACCTCGAAACGATTTACCCTCCTCATAAGCTTTACGGTCTTCCTCATCCATTTGGGAAAGGTCGTAATTACTTAGAGTTTTAGTTCCTTGCATCATGTGTTGCAATGGGGCTAACTTCTTCTGAGCCTCCTCATGATGATCTCCCAAGACGCTATCCCAATCAAGCATCGTCTCAGGCGTTAGGTGGACGGCCACTTGATATGAGTACGGGCCACTATTTTTGGGAGATGTGTGGTGTTTCTTGATGAATGCCTTGGCTTCTTTTGCTGCCGCAATCAGAAACTGGGCGTCTTCCCCATGAGTTGTATAGTCATCAGGTTCTGCGATCATCTGATCTGCATCGCGATTAACCTGCTCTTTAAGATTTTTGGCGCCGGAGCCTCCGTGTAAGGCGTGGGCATATGTCGCCCCTGAAATCAACTCAAAGGCGCGGTTTGACAAAGTGTTGAAAGGATGCGGAAGATTTGCCGTAGAAAACCCCCTCCAGTTATTAGGAGTCATGTCATCCTGGATCTGAGATATGCTGAAACCACCGACCTTCTCGCCAACAGCTGCTGGATGCTTTGCGAATTCCTTCATATATTCTGATTTGCCGGGACCTGACACGGATGGAGACTCAGCGACGTATGCCGCACCTTTCCCGTAGGACGAAGCTCCTTGCCCGGTCCCAACAGTCTTCTTCATTTCGCCAAACTTGTCGAAGTCGTACGGCGACGCGTGCCACGCCATTATGGGAGCAAGTTTGTTGGAAGATCCGGACACGGTTAGACTCCCACCAACTTCAAGAATGTCTTAATGGCTGCGTTGCCAGCAATTGTCTTGGAAGCAGTAGGGTGCTTCAGCATCTCATTCAAATACTCCTTGTTCATCACAAGGTATTTAGTCGTCTTCCCCACGTCTGGGTAGTCCATGACCAGGCCACCATCCTTTTGGACTTGGGGGCGCACGCCTCCAAAGACCTTGTCGGGCACCGTCGGTATGATAGCTTTGATCAGCGTGGGTCCACCGAAGTGGAGGTGTGGCACAATCATGCCACGCTTCTTGGCCATGGAGGCCAACGGTGAAGACACGGCACCCCAAATCGGTCCACCTTCTGCTTGAAGGCTGTCGACACCTTTGATGATAGATCTCGGATCGCCGGCAACCCCAACCATCTTCTTCATGCCAGACTGCTGAGGTCTGACTGCTATGAAGCCGTCGGCGTCACCGTGAAACTCCCAATTCTGAGCCCGGTTATCAAACTTTGGCCGATCCCAAGATGATCCAGTTTCCTTCTTGTAGGAAGCTTGGAACTGATCGAAGAGCTTGTTCTTACCCTTCTCATCTAGATCAGAGTATCCGAACTTCTTGATGATCGGGTTCTGGGATCCTGACATTGTTCAAACGCCTTTTGAAGGTTCCACAACTTGGAGATACTTGCCAGGCCTGTCTGGGTTTGGGATATACCAATTGCCGTCAGCTGCTTGGCGTAGACCATCGATCAACGGGTGTTCCTTTTCCTCTGTCTCAGGTTTCCACGTTTCACCAGGCCCCATGCCACTCGGATCGAACTGCATGACAGGATCGTTCTCGTACTCATTCCTCTGAGTGAAGCCCATCCGCTCATAAAACGGAACAGCTTCTTCGGTGGAATGGAGGTGGATGATCTTGTCGGTCTTTGTGGCATGTTGCATGGCCTGTTCGAGAAGCATCTTGCCAACGCCCGGGTGGATAGACCCGAGATGATGCACTTCAACGTGGTCTTCCGCAGCGCCCTTTGAAGAACCGAAAGCTATTGCTCCAACCGGCATGCCATTATGCATTGCAAGAAAGCGGTTAGGATAGGCCGAGAACATAGCCATCTCCATCTGATCGAGAGCGCCTCTGTAATTCCCATCGGTGCTTTGACTGGCCATGCGTCTCATAGTGTCAATCAACTCCTCTCGACCACTTCTGGTCTTTGGAGCTTTGACCAACTGAGGAGCAAAGGGATCGTGATCAACCGGTCTGGTTTTGATGTTGCCTGACATATCAGGTAGTCCCCAAGACTTCGAGGTATTTGCCAGGACGCTCGGGGTCAGGCAGGTAGAATTTACCATCGGGTGCCCGCCTCATCCCTTCGATGGGTGTGTCATCCGGCGATGGTTGTATATCTCGCGGCGTGGCTTCACCAGGATTGCCCATGGGTTGTGCCAGTGAGTTCGGTTGATCAATGCCTTGGTCAGGCGGTGCCATGTTCTGGTATCCTTGTATGAGGTCAGGTATATTACTACCTTCGTCGCCCAATGTATCTAACAAAACTTTCCTGACCGCGTCAGCCATGGCGGCAGGATCGGCGGCTCTAGCCAACGCTTTGTCAACAAGGTCGATCATAGCCTGCATCCGGTCGGTTTCAGCCTTAAAGGTGTCAACGGCCACTTTTTCCTGGCTGACTTTGGTTTCACCAGTCTTATCGGCCAGAGCTTGCAACGCAGCCGCCAAGCTTTGCTTCAACCCTTCGACCTGTTCCATCAGGACCTGGGTCTCAGGATCAGGTCCTTCTCCCAACGCCTGCTTCGGAACCATCCTCTTCAGTCGCTCCGCGGCCTCGTCTGCCATGGGGAAGTCACCAGCCTTCATGAGAATGTCGCCAATGATCTGCACCAACTCAGGACGGGTGGAAATGATCTGAGTGAATGAGTTGAAAGCTTCTTGACGCTTGGTTGCGTAGTTCGGACCCACGTCAGATTGAACTTCATATCTCCCAACGTTTGGATTGAGTATCTGAGTGATAGCGACCTGTTTATCCATTTCACGTTGTGATGGCTTCCTGCTTTCAGCCAGAGCCTGCTGTTGAGTAGGGTCGATCTGAATTTGACTCTCAGTCCCATCCTCGCCCAGAATTCTGATCATTCTCGGCGTGTCGTAGATCTTCGGGATTAGGTCAATCAGGATCTTGCCAGTGAACCTGATGGCAACAGCAAGGTTGTCAATGTAGTGGAATGTCGCCTTGTTGCCAGTGCGCTGACGTTCTTGGATGGCTATACCCGTCTTCTCATCTCCCTGCTCCCCGAGCGTAGACTCATACTGACCGGAGACCGCCATCATTTCAGAGCTTGAGATCTGGAGGCCGGTGATGTATGCTTGAGGCATAGACACAGGCTCTTGGCGCTTCGGTGGTTGTAGCGGCCTTCCCTGGTCATCGTAGGCATTGTAGGGCAGGACCGAATAGTTGATCTGATTGGCGTTGCCGTACTGGTTCTCGAAGCCCTCAATTGACTCGGCAGATGCAATGTATGGTGTCTTGGACTGGAGGGCAACGTTCTCGACGGCCGACGAACTCCAATAGTTGTAAACACGTTGAGGGTCTTTCAACGCCCTCACGTGGCCCTTGCGATCAAGCTCTTTGTCAATGATGGTCTCTTCACCAATCACTCGAACGATCGGGATGTATTTCCCAGGCCAAATCTTGGTCTCAATAACCATGGAGCCAATGATCAGGAACCACTCAACGTCATATGTCGAAGCCATCCTCGTCCGTGTCATAGGGTCGTTCTTGACCATGTCGACGATCTCAGGGCTCAAGTCCGAGGCCTTGACAACCTTCCTTTCGTTGGTCGATGGGTCGACAAATGATATGAGTTCCTCTTCACGTTCCAAGCGTCTGAAGTATTCGGCGCGGCGCACGTGCTTATCGTCAACCCAGTCGTTGCCCTCATCGAGACCCGTATTGCTGCGACCAACCTTGCCCTTCAAGTTTGGATAGGATCGGTTGAACTCGTCGACTGGCATATCTTGGAAGATGAATGCGTAGGTAGCATCTGATCCGTCAACCTCATTGATGTCAGGGTCGATGTAAATTGAGAACGGGTCGCGGACTCTTCGAATGAAGATCTCCTGGTCAAATGAGTCGTCTGCCACGTAGTCAGTGACCACACGCCAATAGCCAACGCCCATCTTGACCTGGCTCTCAGTGGCTGAGTCGTAGGCACTGGAAGCATTTGAGTGGTATTCAATGCTGCGAACGATGCTCTCAAGCACCTGCGCCGCCTGATACGTGGCACCGCCGCCTGTCGCTTTGATCTTAATGGTCGGCTTGTTCTGCTTGGCGTCATTGATGATCATCAGGCAGTGTTGTCTGGTCTTGTTGATAGTCAGTGCAGGTCTCTTATCAACCTCTCTGGCCTTGCGAACATCATTTGGCCATTGAAAGCCGTTCTCACTGTCAGCTTCAACGAACTTTAAGTCCTCGAGGTTTCTCTTTCGAGTTAGTGCTTCCCACGCAGCACAGAGTTTGAACCTCTCCTTGGCCTCTTCAAGGATCTTATCGCCTTGGCGCTTTGGAACCTTCTTTGTAGCCTGAGGATCTTCCTCTTGTGAGAGGTCTTCAGGCTTCTGAGGTTCGAGAATGGGGAGGAACTGTTCAGGATCCAGACCATCGCCCTGCGGGACTTCGATATAGCCACTCATTTGGACGGCTCCTTCATGACGACAACCACGCACCGCCGGTCATGGGCAGTTCAACGTTGATGGTCTTCTGTTGTTTCAGACCTTTCGGCTTGGCTTCTTTGAGACCAACCGCCAGGTAGCGGAATGCGTCAGCACCGTGGGAGGCCCAATTGTGCAGCGGTTCTTTGCTGAATTGGCCGGTGACGTCGTCGACCTTGTATTGATAGTGGCTCAGACACTGCCAACCGTCTTGCGTGTTCTGCTCATCAAAGACGCAAGAAGGAAATATGGTGCGAGCCGCATTGATACCGTCTTCAATGCTGATGTTCGGGACAATCTGCACCTTGAAGCCAGCGGCAACCATCTGACCCTCGATTGAAAGAGGATGCATGATGGTCTTTGATCTGGCGTCGTGAGGTAGGTAGTGAGTATCATACACATAGGGCTTCGTCTGAAGGGTCTTCATGTAGTGACCGATAGACTGAAGGTTGTTTGAGTAATAGTCAATGATGCGACGTTCATAGCCAACAAGCTGGGCAAACCAGATGGCCGTGTGATCCGACCTGCCAAGATCCCAGAACGTGAACACTGGTTTGCTAGGATCATATGGAACCCGTGTTCTGCGCTTTTCCTCGAGCACAGCACGAAGTTCCTTGGCGTAGATAGCGCCGGTCAGAGTCTGAGAACACTTGCCTTCCCAAACGTGGAGCCAAGCATCCGGGTCCTTGGCCTTCAGCGTCTCCATCTCTACACGAAGCACCTCAGGGAACCAGGGGTTATCTCTCCAAGAGATCTCCGACACTACCGCATTTGAAGGAGGATCCTTGACGAACCTAACGTAGGTCTCATCAGTCTCAAGCTCGGGGTTAAAGCTGACCCAAATCTCAGAGCCATCCTTTCTGATCGTGGGGATCAAGACTTCCCAGCTGCGTTTTGACACGTTCACAGCTTCTTCGACCCAGACGATGTCGACGCCTTCAAACGATTTAAGCGAGTTGATGTTCTTTCTCAAACCAGCAAAAACAAATTCAGAGCCATTGTTGCCTATAATCTTGGTCTCTTGAACATCATAAAATGCCGAAAGGCCGAGCGCCACGATTTGTTGTGAAAGAAGTTGGTGGACCGACTCTGCGATTGAGTTTTGAAACTCACGAGCGCAGAGTATTCTCAATGGTTTCGACGCCGCTAGAACCAACAATGCTCTAGCAATTCCCCAGGACTTGGCTCCTCCGCGCCCGCCATGGAGAACCTTGTATCTCTTTGGCTTGAAGAGAAGTTGGAGCTTCTCTGGAAACTGGGCTTTAGCCTGCGTCACGGACTAGGCTTTCCACCTGTTGGGACGAAGACAACCGAGATCCCGGTTGGAAGCTCATCGCCATTGGAACCCGCGTGATTGATCTGTTGGGCAGGACGACCGTCCATTCTATCGGCGATTTCCTTGATTGCCCAAGCGTCTCCGTTGATGGCGGCGACTGCCAACTTCTCAGCAATCACATTCAATCGCACCTTGCCTTTGTGTTCGCCGGACTCAATGGCTCTGTGGATTGCAACCCTCAAAGCATCAGCAAACGGTCGGTCTGCGTTCCTTGGCTTCGAGTCTTTACTGCCCAGGGGTCTTCCGCCTTTACCATTTGCCATTTTTGAAATCCCTATCTTGTTGGACTCTATTTCTTTTTCAACTCACCGATGGCCTTGTTGAGAGAACTTGAAGGCGCTTTTGAGGCGCCTCCAGAAAACTTTGGTTTTAGACCAGCGACGGAAAGATCAGGACGCTTGTCAGTAAAGACTTCACGACACTCAAAACCTTTTGAGGACGTATACGTCTCTTTCGAAACGATATAACCATTCTCAATTTGACGGACCCTTATGGACTCGACATTTTCACGTTTTGGCATCGTAATTCCCCTGACTCGCGGCATGATCTTTCCAATGCGTTTGATCTCTTACAGTTCGGCAGCAGCCAAAATCAACCCGGCACCACCGTTGCCCTCAAGGAGAACGCCTTGACCGGCAGTATTGGTGGCGTTGCCCGTGAGGTTTCCGCAGTTTCTGGTGGACGTGGCTGCGGCAAGCGTGACGGCAGTCGGCGTGCCGGCAATGTTGATACGGAACGTCCCAGCGGTCGGGATCGTCATCGTTGGAGCCGCACGCATTGGCGGATACAGTGGAATGGCGATCTTCTGAGCCGATGCACCAGTCGCCAAACCAGGAGCAACGGCAACGGCGGCAGCCGGTTCCGGGAAGCCTTGGCAATAACGACGGCACAACAGGTCTTCCACGGCTGCCTTTCTGAATTCGAAAGGAGACGGGAAGGGGTGAGGCACGGAAACCAGTTCGAGTTGGAGTCCGAGGACTTCGAAGAAGTCGTTGGCGCCGGCGGTACCGACAGGCACATAGGAAAGCAACACGCCGATCTGATTGGCATCCGCAGGAATGAGAGCCGTCAGGTAGTAGCGCACATAAGATGTGGTCAACTGGACATTGTTTGCATTTGTCAAAATGACCGCAGCTTCAGTACCAGAAGGATTGCCGGCAGCACCGCCGCCGATATTTCTGACACCATTTGAAGGAACCGCAAGTTGACGGTTCGAGTAACCAGTCCACGAGCCCGCAACAGCGTTTGCCGCAGATTGATCAGTGCCCGTGCCGGTAACAACTCGAACGTTGAGGAGATTACCCAACGCAGAGAAGTTTGCACCCGCTCTCGCCCAGAAAGAAAAGGCGACGCGGCGACCTTGATATGGGGAAGAATGGGCAGACTCAAGCACCTGGCCGAGGTAGATTTCATTCAAATCTGCGTTCGCCGCCGCGCGACCAAATCTCAGAGCTTGAGTGAAACGATTTCCGAGAGCGGAGATCGCGCCTGAGGCGACAGCCTGTCTCGAAACGCTGATGCTCGAACCAGCGGCGCCGACAGCGAAGAACCGGTCAGCCGTGTAAGTTAGCGTGTTGGTGATGCCGGTGAAAGAAGTTCCCCGCACCCAAGGATTTGTGGCAAAGTCGCCACCCATCAACATATTTTTGAAATCAACACCAAGAGAGCCGGCAACCTGAATTGCCGACATGAGACCAACGTCAATAGCCTGCACTGGGCCGGTGGCATCAAAGAGACCAACTTCTTCACCAGTTGCAAACTCAATTCCAGGGTAACCCTGAAGCATTCCTGTCATGTGTGCGACACTCCTCTATGGTTGGTGGGTGGAGGCTCAATGGCCTAAACTCGCCGACCATCGGACGAGTTTTAGTCAGGTTCCAAACAATATGCAACCCGGCACCTTATAGCATGCAAAAAATATCAATAACACAAGAAAATTTGCGGTGGCCGGAGCAATAAATGCGCACACCACGGAAGGGGAATAAAAATGAGTCAATTTCAAAAGCTCAAAAGTTCACATAATACAATACGCAATCTTCTTATCTTCTTCTATGTAAGAAATAATTAGATAAGTAGATAATAATAGAAAAGAGGAAATAACTAAATAAGATAGGGGTATAGAGATAAGGGGTCGCCGTATTCCGGATCTGTATCGGAGCGCTAAAACCCACTGTTTACAGAATTTTCGAAGTAGCGTATAGGCAAATTTCCCTTTAATTTCATGGAGTTGTGGACATCATGACCGTGCATCGTGGACTCAAAGTGAAGGAGAAAATCAGACTTAGAACTCTGATGGATCGCTCACGTGTAGAACTTGGGCGCGTCACTCCTGCACTCTTCTCCGTCGTTGAAGCTGTTGAAGCTCTATTGAAAGAGCTCGAGCGCTACACGCAATTCGGATACGAAACAGAAAACGGCGAACAAAAACCCAAGTATGAACGCGACAAGGAAGTCTTCAAAGTCGCTAATCACACAACCGGAATAGTCGGAGAAGTCCATGGTTGGGAGGATCTGGCGAAGCTGACAGGTCTTGGCAAACCGACTCTGATTGTCTATTTTTCCAGGTCTCTGGACAAATCATCAATTACAAGAACTGTCAGGGGCGACGTCTGTACGATTTTCAGGTCGAGTAAGGTCGACGAATTAGCGAACCAATTTCCTGTTCCAAAAGAGACTCCAGCCGTCGATCAAGTTGAAAAGTCGAAGAAGAAATACAGAACGCCGCTCCCGAAAGGCGCTGGTAGCGAGGAATAAAAGTTGTTTACAGCTCGGCAAAAACAGAGATACAGTCTGGCTCGGTCGCCCTTACCGCGTGATCGGATGTGTGATGGGTATTCTCCTGCCTTACGCACTCTGTCAGACACTCCTCAGCAAGGTGGCGGTTCGGGCGGCCACCCCGTTCAGAAAGCTGAGGTTCTGGATTGGAAGGCTGTTGCTGAGGCAGCTCAACTATTGTCTGACAGGAAAATGTAATGGGGAAAAGTTCTTCAAAATCAACGCAACCCAAGATGCCTCGCAAATCTGGCGAGACCATGGAACTTGGCTTGGCAAAGCTTGCATCGTCAGGACTGACTACCGAAGATGCGCAGCATCTGGGTATGCACTTCTTAGACCCAATAGAGACGCAGTCTCTTCACAAGAATTTCAAACCAGTGCCGAGTCTCAAAATTCCATACTTCGATCCATTTGACCCACAAAAGCCGTTGACCGGCTGGCCGAAATGGCCACAATTTTACAGGCTGAGGTATCTCAAAACTCCTTCGGATTTTGCGAGCCTCGCCAACAAAAAACCCCCGAGGTATGTCCAAGAGCCCGACTCCGGAGTCTGCTCGTATTTCCCCCATTTGCCAAACATCAATTGGAAGGAAATTCTGAACGACACTTGGCAACCTCTCATTATTACAGAGGGGGAGTTCAAAGCAGCCAAAGCCTGTAAAGAAGGGTTTCCCACAATAGGGCTTGGTGGAGTTTACAACTTTAAAAGCGCCAAGTTGGGAATTTCATTCCTACAAGAACTCGAAAGAGTGAACTGGATCAAGCGATATGTCTATATCGCCTATGACTCAGATTTCAGGTCCAACCCAATGGTGTGTTCGGCTTTAAATGAATTAGCTGAAGAGTTGCGGCAACGAGGAGCAATTCCAAATCTTGTGCCCTTACCAGATGTGGTTGAGAATGCAAAAACAGGGTTGGACGATTTTCTTATAGCGAGGCCTGCAGACGAGCTAGGTTCACTGATGAGAGATGGGTCGTATCCGTTGACTCTGGCACAGAGTCTTTGGCGGTTGAATGATCAAGTGACCTACGTTTATAATCCAGGTCTCGTCATTATGCATGAGACAGGTCAGAAGATTTCCCCATCGCAATTTAAAGACCACGCATTCTCGACGGCAGACTATGTCGAACAGGTCGTCAAGGACAACGGTAACATTTCGCTAAGGCCTGCGTCAGCAGCGCAAGCATGGTTGAAATGGCCGATGCGAAGAGAGGTTGGAAAACTGACCTACGCCCCTGGGAGAGATCAAGTAATCCCGGCAGGTTCAGTCATGACTTCCATGTATAATACGTGGCCAGGCTGGGGAGTTGAACCGAAGAAGGGAGACGTGGCCCCATTTTTACGGTTGATCGATCATTTGTTCACAGGTGCAGACCCGGAGGCAAAGAAATGGTTCATAAATTGGTGCGCCTACCCATTACAATTTCCAGGGACAAAGATGTTCTCGTCCGCGGCTATTCATGGCATCAAACATGGGACGGGCAAGTCTCTGATTGGCTACTCGCTTGGTCGTATCTATGGGCGCAACTTCACAGAGATCAAGCAGACAGACCTTCACGCGGGGTTTAACGAGTGGGCTGAGAACAGACAGTTTGTGTTGGGCGACGACGTCACAGGATCAGACAGAAGAGCTGACGCCGACATGCTGAAGAAGTTGATAACTCAACGCGAGCTAAGACTCAATCCGAAATATGTTCCAAGCTACGTGGTGCCTGATTGCATCAACTATTTGTGGACATCGAACCAGCCTGATGCGTTCTTTCTTGAAGACGACGATCGACGTTTCTTCATCCATGAAGTTATGGTGGGCCCGCTCTCGGAAGAGTTCTATGTCGACTATGATATATGGTTGGACACAGGAGGTTCGGCGGCAATTTTCCACTATCTTTTGAACATAGACACAAGCGATTTCAACCCAGCGGCACCAGCCATGCGCACAGCTGCCAAAGACAGAATGACAGCTGACGTGCGTTCCGATCTTGGAAGCTGGGTCCGTATGTTGATCCAAAATCCTGACGCGGTTCTTCGGATTGGCGACATTCCTATGAAGGGTGATCTCTTTACAAATCGCCAACTGTTGAAGATCTACGACCCAGAGCAGAGAACAAGGACCACCGCAAACGGTCTAGGCAGAGAGTTGCGTAGAGCCGGTGTGCCACAAGTCTTAGACGGAAAGCCGATCAAAACCGAGGACGGTCAAGATAGGTTTTACGTTTTGAGGAATAGGGAGAAATGGGTCAGGGCAACTTTTGACCAAGTTCGTACCTATCTTGCCGAGGATGCAAAACCAAAGAGAAAGAAGAAATTCTGATGCTTGGGGAATTGCTGATATTCTTGGCTATCGCTTACATCCTTTTTGGAGGGAGAAAAAATGGCTAGTATGGACAACCCAATTCCCAACAGGCAATACTGTTGGCCGAAGCAGATTATTGCCGAACTCAGTGATGAAGAGAAGAAAATCATCGTTGATGGCGGAGCAGCATCGCCCGAGCTTTTTAAAAACTTGGAAGCTTTGGGCTTGGTTATGAGCACGCCGAAGTTCTGGTGGATGACACAGCTCGGCGACTTTGTGAAGGATCTGATCGTGAACAAACGTGAAATGACCACGACCGAAGCAGAAGCTTATAGAGCGGGGCTGAAGGATGGTAAGGCTTTGGCAATCAAAGCTGTGGACGAAGAACCTGAATTGCCTGGCGAGCCGCCAGAGAAGACGCTGAAGGCCATCCTTGCAAACCCTTCGGTCGCCTTGCGTGGAACCGTGATTGCGACAAAACGTCACATCAGAGAGCGGATTGAAATGATCCAAACGGATGACGGCGTCCCATGAACCAAATTCTCTTCGAACTGAAGCCTGCGATCAAAGTCGTTTACACTGATGCTGAAGGTACTGTTGCAACTCGAACGATCATGCCGAGAGGGATGTGGTTCGGGAGAATTTCATCGCAAGCCGAAGAAGAGTGGTTGGTAAGAGCGTTTGCTCTTGACACGAACAAGGTGGAAATTTTCTCTTTGAAAAATATGACGCCTTGTTAACAGCGATCATCGCAAGTTTGCTGTTTACAGCCAGCGCGAGACCGCTTTAGAATAGCCTTGCTGAGGGGTAGTCTGACAAGGAAGTGACGAACCTCAGGTTTATGTTCGTTTTCAACCATCTCAAGGAGATAATCGAAATGGCGAGAGCCAGTAAGCTACTCAGTGATCCTGCGATTGCTGAGCTCGTTGCAGCTGAAGTCGCAAAGGCTTTGGCGGCGCGAGACAAGTCTGATAAGGCCGCACGGCGTGGCCTGATCAAGTCAATGCGTGAGACGACGAAGTCTCATGCGAGTGATGCCAAAATCGCCGGCAACAAAGACGCCGTTGGTCGCCTTCAAGGTCTTGGCGGTGATCTTCTCGGACTTCTGGGAGGTGACGATCAATGAAGGCATATCAAGTAATCTGCCAAGGCCACACATCTTTTGCCGGGTCGCAGTCCGACGCAAAGGCCATGCGTGATGAGCTTCTTGAAGCGGCAGGCATCAACCCGCGTTCGAAAGCGGCCAAGGAAGCGGCCTCTGTTGAAGAGGTCGACATTCCCACGGACAAGGCAGGCCTTCTCGACTGGATCAACAACGACTTGATCCCGAACGTTCTCGAACTCTCTTCTTCTCAGGAGGACGACGAAGATCCTGAAGAAGACGAGGATGAAGACGAGGATGAAGACGAGGATAAAGAATGAACACGACAAGGATCGGAGGAACCGACCATGTCGACGTGCTGGTGGACTCCCGGAGCAATCCGGGATCCACTATCGCCTTCCTCCACCAGAGGACGCATCTTGATCCAAGAGCGTTCCTTGCGCAAAGCCTTGCAAGTGCGATGATGTCGACGGCTGATGTGGCTCTCTATCCTGGCTACGTGGCTACGAAAGCTTGCGATACGGCAGAGGCTTTGTTTAAGGAGTTTGAAACCAGAGGCTGGTTGATTAAAATGCCCAGCTTCAAGGAACTTGAATTCATCGGCCAACAAGGGGAGGACATACCAGATGGGACAAACTGAAGACCAGCACGACCTGTTTCCCAATGAGGAAAATTTGCTGCCTGGTGACGCGTTCCTCGGCGGAGCAGATTTGTCAGGTGGCATTCTTGGTGAAGTCGACACTAATCCTCCCGATCTGGTGAACCATCCGCCACACTACACGGCGTCGGACAACGGCATTGAGTGCATCGATGCAATCAGAGCAGCGTTGGGCCGCGAACAGTTCATTGGGTTCCTTCGTGGTCAGGTGATCAAGTATCAGTGGCGACTGATGTTGAAGGCCAATCCGGTCGAGGATAACCTCAAGGCAATTTGGTACGCCAACAAATTGGCAGCAGTCCTTCTCGAACAGCCGAAGGTTCTCAAAGAGAAAAGAAGCTGACTGTGGGTAAGCTCAAAGAAATTGCCAACGCTCTCCCAACCGAAAAAGAAATCAGGGAGCTTTGGCAAAAACATTGGAACCAAGTCTGGCACGCTGAAGGATTTCAACAAGGCCGTGTATGGTATCTCGCACTCTTTAGAGATCTACCATTCAAAGTAGAAGACTCGGACTTTCCATTGGACGACATAACAGCGGCCCATAAGATAGGCTTTTCTCTACAAAGGTATGAGTTTGCCGAACTTAGCAAATATGGCAGAGGCTACGACAGGATAAGAGTCACCGAGGTCAAGGGTAACGATGTTATAGTTGAACAAGTACGAGAAAATTTGGGAAAATTCAAATGAAGAAATCCCCGTTTGAAATTTTAGGTCTTCCAGAAACTGCCTCTTCGGAAGAGGTCAGGAGTGCTTGGTTGTCACTTGCCAAGATCCACCATCCAGATATGGGTGGGACTTCCGAAGAGTTTTCAAAAATCGCAACGGCTTTCAGAGATGCGTTGAGATTGTCTGGTGAAAAGCAGTGCTTCCAATGTGGGGGAAAAGGGTGGGTCGGAGTTTACAACGGGTTCTCCTCACTAAAGATGGTCTGTCAATTGTGCGGCGGAAGCGGCAAGGCCTAAATTTTTTTCAAAAAATTGAAAATAGTTGTTTACATGCTCCTAGGAGTTTGGTATCATCATTTCATCAACAACCCCTGCTGAGGAGATTGAAAGATGCGTACCTTCACCAACCAACAGATTGAAAACCTGACCGAAGCCCAAATCGAGCTGATGAGCGGCGCCGAATTGGCCTCTGTCTATAACGTCCTTGCCCAAAAGTTTGGCGTCGGCACGATCAAGAAGTTTACCGATCGTCCGACCGGCATCAAGCGCGTCCTCGCGATCGTTGCTGCCGCCAAGGCCGCGGCTGCGAAGAATGCTGCCAAGCCTGTCAAGTCTGCCGCAAAGGCCAATCGCAAGGTTTCCGTGTCTGGCGCGATCCAATCTTTGATCTCTGCTGGCAAGACCAATGCCGAGATCTGGGATGACATCAAGGTCCAGTTCAACATGGACGACTCCAAGAAGTATTACCCCGCCTGGAACCGCTCCATGATGGTTCGCAAGGGTCTCATCGCCAAGTCGGTGGCCGCGTAATATGTCGCGGGATGAGATGGTCAGTTGGCTTAAAGCCCATGGGTGGCAAGCCAACTGGGATCAAGTGTCGGAAGATGAACTCCGGCGCTGGATTGAAGTTGAACACGAGAGGAAGGCTGACTTCCTCATCGAGTGGCAGGAGATAGGGCGCCTTTAGCTCAGTTGGATAGAGCAACAGCCTTCTAAGCTGTGGGTCGGTGGTTCGAGTCCACCAAGGCGCGCCAATTTCAAACTCGACAGCATTAGAAGTATCTAAGCTGTCGAGATCGTGTTAATGTCGATTTTCCAACAGCCAGAAAAGAGGAGATATGGCTCATGGCTTTCAAGCTGACGAAGGCGGAGATCAAACGCCGTGACGAACTAACCGCCAGTTTAGAGTTGGCAGGCGCAGCCCTTTCCAAGGGCATCGAGACATTCAATGAGGAAATGTCGAAATTGTTTGGCCTCCATGTCCAGGCCAACGAGGTGAAATATAACGAGGCTCTCGCCGAAGCTCAGGAGTTTCGTGACGAAGTGGTAGGTCGCCTTGAAGATGAGGCAGCCGACAAGTCGGAACGTTGGCAGGAAAGTGACGCAGGTCAAGTTGCTGAAGAGTTCATCAACGAATGGCGGGATCTGAGTTTGGACGATGTTTGCATTGAAGAACCCGACGTTCTTGACACGCCCGACCTGGAACACCACATCGTTCTGACCGACGCTTCTGAGTCGCGGTGACGGTATGCAAACCTTTCTACCTTTTGCCAGCTTCACAGCTTCAGCCGAAGTGCTGGACTATAGAAGGCTGGGGAAGCAGAGGGTCGAGGCTCTGCAAATCATCAACGTCCTCCGCGGGCGGCAAAAGACAAATGGGTGGCGAAGCCATCCGGCTGTTCTGATGTGGGCTGGATATGAACCAGCCCTTGAAAAATACCACGACACAATGATCATCGAATGGGTTCGGCGAGGATATAACAACTCGATGAGCCTGGCCATGCCAACTGAAGAAATCGTGATGCCGTGGTGGTATGGTAATCGTGATTTGCACGCATCGCACCGCAGCAACCTTCTTCGCAAGGACGATGAGTATTACGGCAGGTTCGGGTGGTCTGAAAGTCCAGACTTGCCGTATTGGTGGCCATCACAACAGACCCACTAGTTGGGTCTGGTCCTTTTAGGGTCTGTGCTTTGTCGCCGACCCTAGAACGACCAGATGTGGTCGGCCGTGACAACGGTTTAACCTTCGGAGGATAATCTATCATGAGTGGACTTATCGGGAATGGCGGCAACAATTGGCTGCAGGGAACCATGCTCTCTGACGTTATGTTCGGCGAGGGTGGACACGACACACTGCAAGGAGGCCTGGGCGACGACTTTCTGTATGGCGGTTCTGGCAACGACTTGATGAACGGGAACAGCGGCTACGACGTGATGTACGGTGGCACTGGCGATGACTACTACAACATGGATAATTTTCTTGACAGCGTATATGAAAACGCTGGCGAGGGAATTGACATGGTTCGCGTCTCAAATATGAACGCCTATCTTCTGACTGACAATGTCGAAGGTCTGACGAACGGCAACTCGTTCTCTGGCTTCACCGGCACGGGCAATGCTTTGGACAATCGTATGCTCGGCAATTTCGGTACCGACATTCTGTATGGCATGGCGGGCAATGACATTATCACAGGCGCCGACGGAAATGACGCACTTCACGGCGGCGATGGCAATGACAACGTCCAAGGCCAGAACGGTAATGACGCCGTGAATGGTGATGCTGGGAATGACGCGCTATATGGTGGCGCCGGCGCTGACACACTGAATGGTGGCACAGGCAACGACAACATCTTGGGCGAAGATGGCAACGACCTGTTTATCATGAGCCAGGGTTTCGATACCATCAACGGCGGCGCCGGAACTGATGTGTTGGATATGTCTGGTTGGGGTGAAGGTCTGATCGTCCAATCTTCACAATCTCCACAAATCGTTCTGACAAGCAGCGGAATTGCCTTCACTGCCATCGAAGGTCTCATTGCCACCAATTTCAGCGACGTGATCAATGGTAATACTTCCGGCTTGATCAACATCAATGGCGGTGGCGGTGCTGACGTGATCAGAGGAGTTGGTGGCCAAAGACTCACTGGTGGTTCTGGCGCCGACGTCTTTGGAAAGGACGGCACAGGCACTGGAACCATCAAGGTCACAGACTTCCAAGTGGGGATCGACGACTGGGATCCTTCGTATGTGGACAACGTCACCTTCTCCAATACAAGCCTCGATGGCGAAGCTGGACTTTTGGCGTCTCGCGCTGGATCCGAGAACTATTTCTTCATCGGTTTGACGACAGCTGAGGCCCCATTCCTGATGCTGTAACCTGAAAAAGTGAGCCGGGTGCAAAAATAATTGTTTACAACCCGGCTCATCAACTGTATAGTTCTCTTGTTGCTGAGGAGAACAGACATGATCCGCACTGAATGGCAAGCCGATGCTGAATACTTCGCCCTGCCGCCCCACACCGGGCCACTGCCCACCGCCGAGGAGATCAAAATCTCCAACGCGCTCAACGAATATGTTGCTGCCGTAGCCGCTCGTAATGCGTGCCTCAAAATCATGGGCACTCTGAACCGGGCCAGGAAGGCCGGCAAGACGTGGGCCGAAGTGACAAACAGGGACATCTACCGCGCCATTTCTGGTCGCGCCCCCCATCACAGCAAAGACATTCGCGTTGATAACAAGTTTGCCGGCTACGATTTTTGGCGCGCAGAGTTGGGCAACGCTCAGCGCCGGGTCATTGCCGCAAATCGTAAGCTCAAGAATTTGGGAGTCTGACCAATGATCAGACCTAAAAAGCGAGTGACGATCACTCTTGAGATGGCCCGAGACATTCGCAAAGCCTACGCTGCTGGCAATGTCTCACAACATACTCTTGCCAGACAGTTTAACGTGTCTCAGGCGTCAGTCAGCCGAGCCGTATTGGGCAATTGGAACATCAGAGGCAATCCAAAGAATGCCGAGATTTCTAAAGAGGCAAAAGCCAAGAAGGCTGCTGATCTTGCCGAGGCCATCTCGTGGTTGGTGGGAACGGTGCGCAAAGGGCGGGGAGAAAAGCTATGAACCCCAGACTTAGAGAAGATCTGAGGATGGCAGCCGAAGCGGCCGCAAACGTGACGTCGGCTCCAGATCTAAAGACATTGGTGGGAGCCGTATTGGTCGTGAACGAAGGGCTTGCAACGGCAAACGCAAATGCGTTGAAGGCAAAAGAGTTGGCGGCCGAAGCAACACGTGCAGCTCAGACGGCATTGGCAATAGCTGATGCTGTGACCCAAGTTTCGGCCGAGATGGCGTTTGTGGCAAAAGCGTGGTCCAATGCAAGGACAGTAGCGGACGACGTATTAAAGGCCGCAACAGGTAAACCATAACGCGAGAGGAGAAGAAAGATGCCTGAAGACGAAAACGCTTCGAGCAAGGTTGAAAGGCAACACATCGAGCAATTTTGGGTGGTTGACGAGGAACACCCTTGGCAAGTGGAAGCCGGACCGTTTACCAAGGAGGAAGAGGCGCACTGGACACGTGGAGACGCTTCACACCTTAAGGTCGTCAAAACCCGTCACCCAATTTATGAAACGCATGAGGATTGATATGAAAAAGGAAGATGTCGAAAAGTTGATCGAAGCGTGCCGCATCATGCAAATGTGGCCGGTTGCAACAGCCCTCACAAGTCTTCTCGTTGAACGCGACGCTCTCAAAGTTGAGAACCTTGAATTGAAAAATTCCAGAGACTCGGCGGCTCGGATGTTACACAAAGCTGGAGAGCAATTTAAGTCTTACGCAATTCAGCACAGGGCCAAGCGAACGTTGGAGGGGGATCAAAGAGCTGGGGCAAACGATCAATGGGCCCAACGATGTTTTGACGCATACGACGCCGCCACCAAGGAAGAGCCTCAAGTTCCACCACAACCTTCGGCGCTTCTTAGAAAGCCTGGAGGAAGATTGTCATGACATTCTTTGTTTTCTGGTGGTCGCTAATGGGGGCCGCATCCCTTCTGATAGCTCGTGAAACGCGGGACAGCAACCCGTGGTTTTTCATCGTGTTAGCTATCGCGTGTTTTGCAGTGGCGTATTTCTGCATCCCATAAATTTGCAAAAAATTTGCAAAAGACCTAAAATAGGTGTTTACAATCCTGACGTCAGAGAGTATGGTTCTCAAGTAGAGACAATCATGTCTCTAAAGCTGAGGAGAGACTTTCATGACTGCTGCCGTCACAATCAGGAATAACGGCTTCACCGAAATGGCTTACGTCGGTGAAAAGCCTTGGCACGGCCTTGGCCAAGAACTAAAGCCCGGCCAGTCGATCGACGAATGGAAGATTGCGGCCGGTATGGATTGGACTGCGTGCCGCTCACGTGTTCGCTTTGGAGAAGGCGACAACCAACGGATCTTTGATGAACATCACGTCATTTTCCGGTCCGACACGAAAAAGCCTCTTGGAGTTGTCGGTCAGAAATTTCAACTCGTCCAACCAGGTGAAGTTCTGGAATTCTTCCGGGATTTGACGAACGGTAATGGTTATGAGCTGAACACTGCCGGCACACTTTTTGACGGCCGTCGTTTTTGGGCTTTGGCCCGTGTGACCGATGACGCTGTGGTGATTGGCAACGACCGGGTGAAGTCCCATCTTCTTCTGTGCACAGCCATCGACGGCAGCATGAAGACGACGGCTAAGTATGTTGCTGAACGAGTGGTTTGCAAAAACACTCTGACCATTGCTCTGAAGGAAAACACCCAATCTTTTTCGATGTCCCACCGGACGACCTTTGATCCTTTGGAGATGAAGAAGCAACTCGGCGTTGTCACCGGATCTTTCCGCGAATTCATGTTGGAAACCCGGAGGTTGGCTTCCAAGCCGATCACTACTCAGGAAGCCGAGCAGTTCATCGGCGAAGCTCTGGTCGAGAACAACGTAGTCTCCGCCAAGGAAGTGACCAACACGACTGCCTTCAAGAAGATCCGTGAACTCTTCGTTGACGGCACTGCCATGGGCGCCGAGTTGGAAGGCGTCGATGGAACTCTCTGGGGTCTGGTGAACGGCATCACCGAATACGTCGACCATCACGCTAAGAGCAAGACACCTAGCCATCAGTTGGACAATGCTCTGTTCGGCCGTGGCGACGCCTTTAAGTCCGCCGCCCTTCGGAAAGCTCTGGCTCTCGTGTAGAAATTTAGGGGCGGGTCGGTCTTAAAATGCCTTCCCGCCCTAAAATATCTATGTACGAGGTTCGGACTGCTGGGTAGTATAATCTCTCTTGCTGAGGAGAATGAACGTGACTAAAACACCCGCCTACAAATTCCCAAAGTCAATGGGCACGTGCGCCGATATGTTGTTTCAAATCCGCGAGCGTCGTCTTGAGATGAAGAAGGTCGTTGACGCCTTGGAAGCGGAGGAGAAGGCTCTCAAGGAGCACATTATCAACACGCTTCCCAAGTCTGACACAGGTGCCCAGGGTAAGACTCACAGAGTCTCAGTGGTTACTAAAACCATTCCCCAGGTGAAGGATTGGAACGAGTTCTACAAATACGTCAAGAAGAGCAACAACTTCGACCTGCTCCAGAGGCGGTTGTCTGAGACGGCCGTGTCTGAGATCTGGGACACTGGAAAGGCCGTCCCAGGTGTGTCGACATTCCAAGTCGTGTCAGTGTCATTGACAAAGATCTGACTGGAGAACGGCGATGATCGGACAAGACCTTGAAAGATACTTTGAACTTGTGCGAAAGAAGACAATCGCCTCTGTGTATAATTACACCGAGCCCACAAAGTGTGCCACGTGTAAATTTGCCAAGCGCCTTTTGCCAGACATGGCTAAGTTCATGACTCATTGCACGGTCCACGAAAAACCGACCGTGCCTGGAGATATTCCGCTCCATGTTGAACTGGTCTACACGCATGTCAGGCCGGGCATGATTGTCGCTCACATGAATTGCAACTTCTATGTGAGAAAGGAAGGTTCATAGAATACTCCTACGACCTTACCCAAGGCGACTGGAGTTGAGAATGGCCCACTCGGACAGGCCAATCGGGGTTTCACACCCGAAGGTTTGTGGAATTCAAACCGCAGACAACCACACATCAAACATCTGGAAGGATGGAACTCTCATGGCTCGTGTTGCTAAACCTGACACTGCGGCAAAGCTGTCGAAATCGACGGCATTGGTCAATTGGGAAGAAGAACTTGCAAAGCAGGCAGAAATTGCTGCCGGTATGGAGGCCAAATCTGGCGGTGGCCAATTTTTCTCCATGCAGGGTGGCCAACTCAAATTCAATGACACGCAGATGCCTGGAAATCAGATGGCGGTCATTATTGTCGACCACATCTTTGAAAACATCTTCTTTGAAGGCCGCTACGATCCTGACAATCCTGCTCCCCCGACGTGCTTTGCCTTTGGTCGCGATGACGAAATGGTGCCGCACGAGTCTGTCTTCGCCGCAAACCAAGCTGTGAATGAAAACTGCAAGGAATGTCCTCACAACCAGTGGGGATCATCTGATGTCGGTCGCGGGAAGGCTTGCAGAAATATCAGACGATTGGCTCTCATCCCGGCCGGATCTTTTGACGCCCAAAACAGGTTTCAATGGATCGATAATGACGACCACTTTGCCTCGGCGACTCTCGCCTATATGAAGTTGCCTGTGACATCGATCAACGGTTTTGCTGGCTTCGTCAAGCAGGTGGCTGGAACTCTTCGTCGTCCGCCGCATGGCATCGTGACAAGAATTCGAACGGAAGCCGATCCGAAGACTCAGTTCCGTGTGATCTTCGAACCTTTGTGTGAGGTCCCCAGTTCTCTTCTGCCCATCATTATGAAGCGGAACCAGGAAGCCAAATCACAAATCGAATTCCCGTACAACCTTGAAATGGAAGAGCGTCAGCAACCTGCTCGTGGTAGGGCGGCACCATCTCGTGGCGGCGCCAAAGGCAAGCCCGCTGTTCAACAGCAGTCCCGCGGTCGCAAATACTGATATTGACGTAGGGCTGAAAGAATGGCTCAGAGCTTAAACCCTCTGAGCCGTTTTTCAAAACGGGAGAAGGTTGCAAATATGAATGAGGAACTTAAAACTTGGGCAAAACTCAACGAGGCCGTCCAATCGGCGACAGAAGAGTATTGTCGAAAATTACTTCATATTGAAATAAGCGGGAAGCGGAGGAAGCAATTCATGCTCCGCATCCATAGCCGTTTGAATAAGGTCAGGGCCCAATCAGAAAGATTGGAATTGATCAAATTGTCAGGTGGTTCCAAGTGAAACAACCAAAGCCCACAACTGTCGATTTTGAAACTTTCGGAATAGAGAGCCGTCCGAAATACCCGCCCGTTCCGGTAGGTGTGTCCATCAAAGAATGGGGGAAGGCTCCTCGATATTATGCTTGGGGCCATAAGTCTAAGAACAATTCCACTTGGAGCGAGGCCAAGAAGGCGCTTGAAAAAGCATGGTCAAACCCGGACGGCGTGCTGTTTCAGAATGGAAAGTTTGACGTCGACGTTGCGGAAGTCCACATGGGCCTGCCCATACCCAAGTGGGACAAAATTCACGACACGATGTTTCTGCTATTTCTGGACGATCCACACCAGAAGGAATTGGGACTAAAGCCATCCTCAGTCAGGCTGTTGAATATGCCCTCTGAGGAACAGGACGCTGTTGCCGAATGGCTTGCCACCAACCATCCCATTCCAGGCATCAAAATCGGAAGGAGTAAAAACTCAAAAAATCCTCCTGGGAAATATATCGCCTACGCGCCTGGGGATTTGGTCGGGACTTACGCTAACGGCGACTCGATCAGAACTGAGAAGCTTTTTGAACTCCTTTGGAAGAAGACCGTCGATCGCGGTATGTTGGAAGCCTATAATCGCGAGCGCAGACTCATGCCAATTCTACTTGAGTCTGAGCGTAATGGTGTCAGGGTTGACCACGATCGACTCAAAAGAGACGTTGACAATTACGCATCTTGGATGCTCACTATCGAGGAGTGGGTCCGCAAGCAGTTGGGCAATCCGATGTTTCCGGAGTCCAGAGGGTCTTCGAAAATGGAGCCCCTTAATCTGGACTCGGGCGCCCAACTAGCCGAAGCTTTGATCAGGGCCAAGAAGGCCGACCCATCATTGATGGGAGTTACGGCCGGAGGGGCAATTCAAACCAATAAGGAGGCTCTATCTGCAGGCGTCACAGACAAAGTGATGGCGGCGGTGCTGAAATACAGGGCGCAGTTGAAGACTTGCCTAGGCACCTTTATGCTTCCGTGGTTGGCGATGGCCCACGCATCCGGCGGTTTCATCTTCACAACTTGGAACCAGGTGAAGGCCGATGCCGGCACACGCACCGGAAGGTTGTCTTCAACACCAAACTTTCAAAACATTCCAAAAGAATTCACCCAAATTTTCAAAGACCCGAAAGACGTTCTGACGAAGCATCTGCCCGTCTGCCCATGGTCTGATCTACCCGCTCTCCCGCTGTGCAGAGGCTACATCATCCCGTATAGCGACGATGAAATTTTGTTGGGTCGAGATTACTCCCAGCAAGAGCCTAGAATTTTGGCCCATTTTGAAGGCGGTGAATTGCAAGAGCAGTACGAAAACGACCCGTGGATTGACTATCATGACAACGCTAAGGAACATCTAGAGCGTGTCATGGGCCGGAAATATGATCGAAAGCCGGTGAAAAACATCAATCTAGGCATCATCTACGGCCAAGGTGTGGGATCGCTGGCTGAAAAGAATGGTTCCACCGTTGAGGAAACCAGAGAAATTCGTGATGCGATCTACAACCTCTACCCAGGCCTCAAAGACATGTATAACGACATGAAGGCGCGGGCAAAGGCTGACGAACCGATCAAAACGTGGGGCGGAAGAGAATACTACTGCGAACCTCCAGCACTGGTCAAAGGTAGGATCATGAATTTTGACTACAAGATGGTCAATGTGTTGGTCCAAGGATCTGCGGCAGACTGCACGAAGGAGGCCGTCATCCGCTTCTACACAGACGTCATTGTGCGCAAGGGAAACAGAGGGTGGAAGATCCTTCTCCAGGTGCACGATGAAATCGTGATCAGCGTTCCTAAAGGCGATTTTTACGAGGCTATGGAAGAGCTAAGGCTCTGCATGGAGTCGGTGGAATTTGACGTGAAGATCTTGTCCGAGGGGGCGTTCTCTGCGTTGAATTGGGCGTCAATGAAAGATTTTGACAAGAAGGGAAAACAAGTCAATGTCATGGACTAAACCAACCAGGCTTACATCGTGGAGCTATAGCCGCTATGGCACCTACAAGCAGTGTCCTCTGAAGGCGAAGTTGTCCTACATCGACAAAATTCCCATTCAGAAGAACGCGGCAATGATCCGTGGGGACGCCATCCATAAAATGGCTGAAAAGTTTCTGAAAGGCGAAATATCTCGCATCCCCAAGGAGCTGTCCCAATTTACTGAGGACTTCAAATCTCTCAAAGCTTTGATGAAGAAACACCCGGAACGGATTGAGGTGGAGGACACATGGGCTTTCAGAGCAGACTGGTCTGAAACCGTTTGGAATGATTGGTCTGGATGTTGGGTCAGGATCAAAACTGACGTCTCAAATCTGATCGAGCAAGACGAGCCTCCTGTCGTGATTGTCACAGATTACAAGACGGGAAAATACCGTCCAGACAACCAGGAAGATTATTTGGAACAGCTCGACCTGTATGCCCTCGGCGCGTTGTTGAAGTGGCGCCATCTGATCCCGAAAGGTTTGACGGTCAAGCCTCGGCTTGTCTATCTCGATGCTGGTATTGTCTACCCCATCATCGGAACTTCCGAGGCCAAGGTCTATCAGGGCGCCGACCTCAAATCTCTTCAGAAGAGTTGGGAGAAGCGTGTCAAGCCGATGTTGAATGACACGACGTTTGCCCCGAAGCCTTCGCACCTGTGCGGATGGTGTGATTATTCCGCCTCCAAAGGCGGCCCCTGCAAATACTGAAAACGGAGAAGACAGATGTGGAACCCACTTACAATTCCATTCTTTGCTCAAAAAGGTATTGAGCAGAGTCGCAAACCGGCCGATAAGAAAGGAGGTAAGGATGCTCCTTTGTTCAAGCATCCCACAACCGATCTGACTCTGGCCGAGCAGGAAGCTCTGCACCTTCTGATGGAAGAATGTTCTGAGGTGATCAAAGCCTCGGCAAAAATTCTACGCCATGGAAAGATCGCTCAGGATAGCAGCGGGGAAATGGTGGTCGAATACAACAATCTCGCAATGCTCAGTGAAGAAATGGGACACGTCAGCGCAGCGGCCCACCTCTGCCGACTCCTGGGATTGGTTGATGAAGAACGCGTGCAACAATCCACAGTTCGGAAATTCGGGTCTGTGCAGACTTACCTGCATCACATCATACTTGTCAAGGAAGGAGAAGGTCCAAAATGATGGATAACGTCATGGTCGACCTGGAAACTTTCGGTCGAAGACCCGGATGCAGCATTATCAGTATCGGAGCCGTGGCCTTCGATATTGAAAAAAACATCACTGGCCCAGAATTCTACGGAGTGGTCAATAGAAGATCCTGCGTTGAAGTCGGTCTCCATGAAGACGAAGAAACCTTGGAATGGTGGTCCAAACAAGACGCGGCCGTTTCAAATATCATCAAGGAAAGCGAGGTCGGCGGGCACGGCATCATCACAATGTTGAAGATGTTCAGAGATTTTCTGACATCTGTGCATTCGACCTCAGATAAAAGCGTCAAAGTTTGGGGCAACGGGAGCGACTTCGACAACGCTATTCTGATTAGTGCTTACGCAGCCATCGGCGAGAAACAGCCGTGGGAATTCTGGAACAACAGATGCTATAGGACTGTCAAATCTCTGCACCCGGAAATCAAAATTTCTCGGGTCTTTGGTCAACATCACAACGCCCTATTCGACGCAAAAAATCAGACTAATCACTTGCTTCGGATATTGAGGCCGTCAGCTAGAAGAGGTTCGATTGCATTCCATGGGTGATCCACACGATGGCGACATCGAGAAAATCTTTGAGCAGATTGATCGCGGCACAATCGCGGCTACGGCGCGAATGGCAAAGGCCTATCGTCAGTCAAACCTTCCTCAATTCAAAGATTGGGATGGGGTGAACTGCTTCGATTGCTATGAACCTTTGCCGGAGTTGCGTGTCAAAGACGGTAGAGTCCGGTGCGTCATCTGTCAGACAAAAGTCGAAAAGCTTGAGAGGTGAAGTAGAAACTGACATCGAGAGGAAGGCTTGCAAACAGGCTGAAAAACTCGGTGTCAGGAATATCAAGATCAACACCAGGTCTGACACAGGGTGGCCCGACAGAATTTTCTTCATTCCTGGAGGACGCCCGCTTTTCATAGAGTTCAAACGTCCCGGAGAAGATCCGGACCCGAAGCAGGAATACATCCATGAGATCCTCAAAAAACTTGGTTACGACATCGAAGTCCACGACACCGTCGAAGGTGCTGTTTCCGCAGTTGTCACAGCCTTGGAAGCCTCATCTAGGGCAAAAAAGAGGGATGAAGTTTCTTCTCGAACACGCGTGCGGAATTCTGGCGGCAGACCCAGGCGTGGGGAAGACTAGTGTCACTATAGGGGCGTTTAAGGTTCTCAAAAAGAAAAAGTTGGCGTCCAAGATGTTGGTCATAGCGCCTCTAAAGCCATGCTACCTGGTCTGGCCGAAAGAGTTGGAGAAGTGGTCAGATTTTTATGGGTTGAAGATGGTCGTCCTCCATGGGAAGACCCGAAACGCCGACCTGATTGCCGACGCTGACATTTGCGTCATCAATCCAGATGGACTTGACTGGCTACTAGAAGCTGTGAAAATTCGCAACAACAAGAACAGAGTGTCTGTGACAACCAATGTGAAGAGGTTCAAATCTTTTGGCTTCGACACTCTCGTCGTCGACGAATTGACAAAATTCAAACATCCGTCTTCTGGTCGGTTCAAAACTTTGAGAACCGTTCTCAACACTTTTGCCCGTCGGTGGGGACTGACCGGATCCCTTGTCGCTAACGGTTTCCTTGATCTTTTTGGTCAATGCTACGTGATAGACATGGGGAGAAGTCTTGGACACCGTATCACACACTATAGAAACAACTATTTCAACCCGTCGTTTGACGGATTTGGTTGGACCATTCGAGAAGGCGCCGAAGAAGAGATCTACGAGAGACTGTCTCCAATAGTGCTTCGCCTTGCGGCAGAAGACTACGTCGATATGCCGGAGGTTGTGGACATTGTTCGCAGTTTTGACCTTCCAGAAAAGGTCAAAGAAATTTACGACGCCCTTCACAACGATCTGATTGCTAAGATTGAACAGAAGGTTGTGGTGGCGTCAACCTCCGCAGTCGCTTCGATGAAGTGCAGACAAGTGGCCAGTGGAGGAATTTATCTGGACCAGGAAATCATCGAATTGTTGGATGGGAAAATTGCAAAAAGGGGAAAGAGGGAATGGCTAAATCTCCACAACGAAAAGATTGAATTGTTGGAAGATTTGGTTGATGAGCTCCAAGGGGCTCCGCTGTTAGTGGCCTATGATTTTCAACACGACATGGACAGGATCAGGTCTAAATTTGGAGCAGACGTCCCATATATCGGATCAGGTGTGTCGGAAAAAAAGTTCAAGGAACTCGAAGCCGCCTGGAATAACGGGGAGCTTCCACTCCTGTTTGCGCACCCCCAGTCTGTGGCCCATGGTCTCAATTTGCAACAGTCGGGAAACCACGTGTGTTGGCATACGTTGACCTGGGACTACGAACTTTATGACCAATTCATCCGACGCATCAGGCGCCAAGGACTAAAGGCAAAGAGAGTATTCAACCACCATTTGATAGCCAAGGACACTATAGATGAAACGATTTTGTGGGCTCTAAGGCACAAAGAGAAGGGGCAGAATGCTTTGTATGAGGGACTCAAAAAAGTTGGCAAAAAGCTAAAATAGCTGTGTACGACGTTTGAGCATTTTGGTAGGGTTCCATATCGACACCCAAGCTGAGGAAAACGATCATGGCTAACGCAACCACTCCGATCACTCGCAACCTTAACAGGATCTTCAAAGGGTTTTGCCCGAAAATTCAGGTCAGTTTTGTCGGCAGCTTCATGGCTGTTCGGATTGAGGATCCTGAAGGGGTTGTCAGCGTTAAGATGGCGACGAATGTTATGAGAACCGCCGGGTCTCTGTTGGTCGAAGCTGGTCTGGTTTCCCAAGGGACTCCCCACACTCTTTCCTATCACATGGACGGCGTGGTATCCAATTGGTTGCAGAGAGGAGTGTGATCCCATGGCCAACAAACGCTTGACCTATTTGATCCGCCAACGGCCATGGATCATGGCTATTGATGAGGATGAGCCCGGATCGTTCACAGTCACTCTCCACGAACCGTGGTGCTTCCGCGCCGTACGTGGACCCAATATGCTGAGCTTCAACAGTTTCAAAAAGGTCGAAGAGGGGACGAGAAAGTCGTCAGTCTACGAAGACCTCGGGCGTGGGAGAGACTGAAATGTTGATCCTCCAAAAGGCTGGAGATGGTGGATACTCGTCCCCATTGCTCCACGACCGATACCAAATTCTCGAGATCGGCGGGGTCAGGAAAGGATCCTTCACAGTGATCGACTTGGTGAAACTAGATAACAGTCACCTCGCTGATTGGAAGGCGACTTTCAGACACCCTACAAAGGGTGACGGTTTTGGCGATCCAATCATATTCTCCTCCATACAGGAGGCTGAAGCGTTTCTCCAAGATATTGTGAGTGGTAAAAAGCCACAACCTTCTTCGAAAGGTGAAAAGCGCCAGACGACATCGGAACCTAAGCCAAAGGCGGAGAAGAAGAGGTCTATGGCCAGTGTGACCAGAGAATTGATTTTGGCTGGGGAAATTTCCGACGACGAAATCTTTGAGAAAGTCCTTAAAGAGTTTCCCACGTTCAGGAGAACGAGTGTTGATTGGTATAGAGAGGAGCTAAAAAAGAAGGGCCTGCTCTGAGTTTTTTGTTTACAAAAGCTCGAGCTCTTAGTATAGTTTCCTACCAACCTTTGCTGAGGAGTGCGTAAAATTATGATCTACATCCGAGTTGTCTTTGCGTCTGGAGACGTTGGATCTTTCCTCGTGCCCGGAACCACGACCATGGCTGATTTTGAAAAACTTGCGTTGAAAGTGCGCAATGAGAAAATCAAAGCCATCCAAATCAGAGACGTCTCAAAGACGTCGATCGCCCTCCTTGACAATTGGGGAGCCGCGTGAGATGATCGAATATCGCATCTATGCTCCGAAAAAAGGAACCGTAGTGGACGGCCTTCCTGCCGTCATTGTGGTGGCGAACACAGGTTCGACCACAAGCTTTTTGACCGACACCCAGATTGGGGAGGAAGACTACCCGTGGGTGACGGTTGTTTCGATGCCGACAAAGGAATTCGAAACCAAGTTTGCGCGCACACAAGATGATCCTGAAGCCATCGCCAAGATCTACCGTGAGCACGCCCAACAGCTCGGCGCAACGCCCGAGGCCCTGAATTTTTTGGGGCGCATCCTCAAACCGTATGAGAAGGAAAATACCGTTATGGCTACCAGTACCGAAAGTGTGAAGAAGGGTGTGGCGAAAGCACCCGGCAAAGTTATCACTGGCATCAAGTCCAAGGTTGCCGAGCCGAAGGCTGCCAAGGTTGCCGAACCGAAGGCTGCCAAGGAACCGAAGGCTGCCAAGGAGCCGAAGGTGAAGCGCCCGTCTGTGTCCAGCATGATCTGCGATTTGATCATGAAGGGGACTATGTCCGATGACCAGATTTTCGCCGAAGTGCAGAAGGAGTTCGATCTTGATGACTCCAAGCGCAGCTACATTGCCTGGAACCGGAACCATCTGAGGAAGCAGGGCATGAACCCGCCTGAGCCGATCGGCGCGAAATCCACTGGTGGCGCCGGCGCGAAGTCTGCACCCCAGGCCAATAAGCCTGGGTTGGCCAAGACTTCCAAGGTCGTCAGGCCTGCAAAGTCCGGTTCCAAGACTGAAGCTTCGGCCAGGAACTGACACATGGGGCTGTACCTTTTCAGCCCTCTGACCCCTGTGACTGACCGAATAGAGGTTAGTCACAGGGCTGGATGGGCCTTGTATTGGGCTGAAGAGATTGGCGCAAAGCTGATTACAACCAGCCACATGGACCGTGTGACAGACATCGTCAAGCCCGGAGATACTGTCTACGTTTATCACGGAATGGAATTCAAAGACGCTTTGAATTTCCCTGGAGGGCCACAACCTGAACTCTATGAGAGGGTTCGAAAATTCCAGGCAGTTGGAGAATTGGTTGGCGGCAATTTATTCAGCGTGGATTGCACGATGCCCCATTACGATGAATTACTGGGGGCTAGACTTTTAGCGCCTAAGTTTGACCAACGGGGTCTCTACCGAAGTATCTCCAAAAGTCTGGGACAGAGATGGCCGACGACAAAGCCTAAGAACCTCGTGGTCGGGGACAGTCATGCGCTGTCTTTATACACGAAGGGGTCGAGGATCTTCAGAAATGACGGTCTCACATTGCATCGCGTTCTTCAGATTGGCCTTTCCGGTTTCGTCAAAGAAGCTTGGTGTCCGACCATTCAGAACATCACGTTCTATTTTGGCAACATTGACATCAGGCACCACGTGCTGCGACACGGTCAAAACTCTGGCAGGGAGCTATTGAAAGAGTATCGCAGCCAGCTTAAAGATTTGGTCAAGGAGTATCGGAAGCAGCGGATCATCGTGGCCGAGCCACTGCCCATTGAGAACGAGTCTCGAAAGCTCCCGAAGACTGGTTGGTATAAAGGCGAACCGTTCTTCGGATCGTGGGCCGACAGGTCAAACCTTCGAGATTGGTGGGCTGGTGAACTGGACAAGTGGACAGCCGACGGCATTTCGGTTTACCGCCACCCTCGCCATTTTTGGAACGGCACCGGCGAATTGGACTTTGACGTCATGGAGAAACCCCAGTCTGTCCACATCCGTCCGTCCCAATATACACACATCTGGAAAGGTGGATCATGGTCAAGCAGCATCTGAAGGACGTAGAAGATGAAGCCAGGTCGAAGGACCTGGTTATCCCTTCCAAGGCCGGAGTGTGGGAGAAGCGTCTTCGTGAAGCTTCTCACGCAATCCAACTGGCTTCTACTTACGATTTGCAACCCACTCCGTACTTTGTCGAAGCCTACCACTACTACCATAGGGCGAAAAGTCTTCAGGAAAAGAACCTCGGATACGTGCCGGAAAATTTCAAGTCTGGTTGTGATCTTCAGGACAACATTCCGATCTATGACACTGTGAGACGCCGCTTTGCAGGCTTTTCAAATGTTCTCGAACAGCTGCGATACGGGGATCAGGCTCCCAAAATCGTTAACAACCGTCTCAAAGGTTGGGACTATCCCAGATTTAAGGGTGACGACCGAGCGTGGCTCTATGTCTGTCTGGTCCACCGCGTCACAGGTTCAGGTGCCAGTTTCGAGCATGATCACGGCTGGCGAAATACGATCGTGCCTCTAATGGTCGACGGCAGTCTTGGCATCCCGCTAATGTCTTCGTGGATCAGTTACAACCGACACATGACGATGTTCACAAGCATCGGAAATCAAATCCCGCCATTCAATAAGTTGAAGGATCCATTCTTTCGCCTGGCAGGAATTGAGTATTTGGTCAAGGTTGCCCCTCAACTGGTCGATGACGTGTGGTTTTGGTTTGAGCAGAGAGGTCGATATGGAAAGGGGCCGGCAGGGATCAAAGAAACCGTGGATCAAGTTTTGGACTATCAACGCAAACGTGGCTATAAGCAGTTCAAGTTTGTTTTGACTGCGTGGGTCATGGACATGGCTGAGTATTTGCCCCACTTGGTGGATGCTACTTCGGATTGTTACCACGGAAAAAATGCTCAGGAAGCCTTGTCGGTCTGTTTGCGCCCAACCGTCCGCATGAATTCCCAAGAATTCTTTGATCGCGGAACCAGATTGTTCAGCAATTTGACTGGGACCCTCCCCATGGACGTTGAAGACGCCAGTCCTGGATGTGACCTGATCAGATGGTTGGAAAACTACGTTCCTAAAAAGGGCTTCGACCACGTGCGTGAAGCTAAACTGTTCAACAACTCAAGCCTCCGCTATTTCAAAGGGCGGCAACCCGAAGGGGACTACCAATGACGCACACGAACCACACTTCGTCTTCAGTCCACAAAGAGCTGGATCAGATGGGGGAGTCGCGTCTTATGGATCTAGTTCGGGATTGGGAAGATCCGTTGCCCGTCCCGCGGGTTGATAGGGTCAAGTTAGACCCCAAACGGACGATCTACGTTGTTCGTGATGACATGATGGGGTTCGGAACCAAGGCTAGAGCCGGATCAGCCGCCCTGTTCCAGCCGGAATACAGGAAGACCAAGACCATTGTTTATGTCGCCCCAAGAGTTGGGTGGGCGCCGATGTCGTTGGCCAAGTTATGTTCAGACACCGGGCGCAAACTCATTCTCTTCTCTCCAGCCGCTGCGAAACCTTCGCATCATCAATTGACTGCCTACAATCTTTGGGCAGATTTGAGATTTGTGCGCGTAGCCGCCATGCCCAATCTGCAACGGATGGCACGGAAGTTTGCTGAGGATCATGGCTACACTTTCTTTCCGCTCGGTCTTGACGTGCCTGCGGCCGTGGCTGGGATCGCAAAAACGGCTCGACTGGTGGCGGATTGTGAGATTGGTGACTATATGAAGATCAAGGAATTCTGGACTGTGATTAGCACCGGCGTGCTGAGTCGAGGCCTTCAGTTGGCTTGGCCCAAAGCCAAGGTCTTTGCAGTTGCCGTAGCTCGAAACATTCACGATGGGGAAAAAGGCCGAGCCTCGATTTACAGCCATCCTCTGCCATTCACCCAGAGTGTCAAGCAAGATGAAGCACCGCCCTTTCCGTCAGTCCTATCGTATGACGCAAAGGCTTGGAGCTTTATACGTGAACACGCTTCCAACAACGCATGGTTTTGGAACGTTGCAGCCGAACCTCCCGACACTATTGCAGTGAGAGAAGGGTCGTCTGAGTTGAAGTCGAATGTTGATTGGGGGGATATGTCAGCATTCGACAAGCCGTAGTAAACTGAAATCCCGAAAATCTTAGCTGAGGAGAAAAATCGTGACCAAACCCGTCGTCTATGCCGACCCGGAAATCAACGCCGTCCAAGAATTTCATTTGAAATTTGGACAGCTGGCTCCGGAAAATATCACCCATCTGACCCGCAGGAAAATGTTGGAAAGGGTGAAATTCCACTTTGAGGAAGCTTCCGAAGAATTTGCCAAGGCGGCGGCAGCTCAAGACATGGCACTAATGGCCGACGCCTTGGTCGATGCCGTCTACGTTCTCAAAGGTTCGGCCGTTATGTTGGGCCTCACGTCGGTCTGGTCGAAATTGTGGAACGACGTCCACAACGCAAATATGCGCAAGGTGCCTGGCGCGACCCATCGCGGAAATCTGGTCGACGTCATGAAGCCGCCCGGTTGGGTGGGGCCCCAAACTCTTGCCATCCTTACGGAGGCTGGATATAGAGTTGAAGAATTCTTCCCAGACGGTGACGTCTCCAACGAAAGTCGGTGTCTCGACGACCTCATCCACCTCGACAGGGACAACGCATGATGGACAAGGACAAATTCACAACTTCGAAATTGACCATCTTCGAGGGCCCAGATGGTGGCGGGAAGACAACTGCTGCCCAGCAATTTGCTGAATTGACTGGCGCAAAGTATATCCACCACGGCGCCTACAAAGGCGAAGTCAAAATTGGAAGACATTACGTTGAGTCCATTCTTCCGGCATTGCACGGCTGTCAAGACATCGTTCTCGATCGTTCATGGCACAGTGAGAAGATCTACGGTGACGCATATCGGAACGGCGAGGATCGTCTCGGAAAGCGGGCGGCAGACTTGACCATTTTGGGGAATATGTGTGGCGCAGTGATGATCATGTGTCTCCCGCCTCTTGCAAAAGTTCTGGAGACTTTCAATTCCAGGCGAAGTCAGGAAATGCTTTCAAACGACGAACAGATGTCGGAAGTCTACTTCGCCTACAAATTCTCCAAATTCTGGACTGTGGACAACTCATCAAACATCGTGGTCATGTATGATTACACGACTATGAAACCATGGTCGCCAAGAGCAATTGACAGTTTGCGTCCTCCGAACGTATTTGTCAACAATCTTGACACATGTCTTCAAATGTTCAACCTTGCAAAGAGGGCCTCAAGCTATGAATAACGTGCCGAAGCAGTCGAGTGAGTTGTTTAACACTCTCGATTTTCAGTGGTTCACCACTGTCAAGAAAATCCTACGCGAGGGGTTTGAAGTATCCCCCAGAGGGAAACTGACTAAGGAGCTGCAGCAACACACCGTCGCAGTCGACATGAACTATCCGGTGTTGACTTTTCCCAGCAGAAGGCTCAGCTATAAATTCATGGCTGCTGAGGCCTTTTGGATTTTGTCAGGTGATGATACCTTGGAAGGCATCGTTCCGTGGAACAAGCACATCGAACAATTTAGCGATGATGGTCATAGGTTCTACGGGGCCTACGGTCCAAGGATCATTGAACAATTGGGATACGTGGTAGAAAAATTGTCCACCGACAGAGATACTCGCCAGGCCGTGCTGACCACTTGGAGGGCAAACCCTAAAAAGTCGAAAGATATTCCGTGCACGGTGGCCTTCGATTTCAAAATTCGCGACGATAAGCTGAACCTTCACGTCTTCATGAGATCCTCTGACGTTTGGCTCGGACTCCCCTATGATGTGTTCAACTTCTCGATGCTGGCGTTTGCCGTGTGTTGCATATTGAATACAAAACACATCGTGAACCACATTCGAAACGAGGCGCCTAACGGTGAAAGATTGGTGACTCCGGGCGTTCTGTATTTGACGGCCGCAAGCAGCCATCTGTATGAACAAGACTTTGAACCAGCTCAAAAATGTTTGTGGGAACTTGATCAATTGTTTCCCATAAAGCCAGTCCCGGGGAATTTATGTTTTCCCCCAATGGAGAGACAGGGGTTGCCCCACGTTTTGCAATTCTTGAAGTCTCTCAGAGAGTCGTCTAAGGGCGACGACATTCGGTGGTGGGAGAAGTCAGAATGGAAGTAAGACCGACGCGGGATCGCTGGGCCATGGACATGGCAATCACGACTGCGCGCAGAGCCACTTGTTTTAGAAGGCAGGTTGGCTGCGTCCTACTGAACGCTAGAGGCCACGTAATTGCCACGGGATATAACGGTGTCGCGTCTGGCCAACCGCACTGCAATGAACAGGTAAAGGTGGACATTGGAGACCACCTGAACCAGAAACATTTGGATTGGTCGGCAGTCCAATACGACGTGTCTCACGACTGCCTTGTGGCTAATGGTCAAAGACTGGGACCAGACGGCTTGTATTTCCCGCACCGCTGTCCTGGAGCCACATCAAAGTCTGGCACGGACCTTGACTCGTGTCAAGCGATCCATGCCGAGCAAAATGCTCTACTCCAATGTGAGGATGTTCACAACATCGACACCGCGTATGTGACAGCAAGTCCGTGCACTACCTGCACCAAACTGCTTCTCAATACAAGTTGTCGGAGGATTATATACAAGGATGAGTACCCTCATCCTGCGGCCAGAAAATTGTGGATCTCTTCTGGCCGCGATTGGGAACAGTTAGGAGATGGTTCCTAACAGTCCCTCTTCTTCGATTTCGGACCGCCAGCCATCATCAATTTGTTGGCTGGCATTTTTTTGCCCTTGTCGCCGTTCGAGCTTTTTTTGCCGTAGTCGTCGGCATCCTTCATTGGCTTCTTCATCATCTTCTGGTTCTTCACTTTTGGGCTCCTTTTTCCCAGTTACACAGGCGGGCGCCTGCTTCATTGTGGGCCAGAATTTGTCTGGCCGTCAGTTCGGTGAAATGGTCCTGGCGACTCACAATAATGGGACGCCATGGACCACATGCGTCAATCCCGCGACCAGTGTTTGAACAGCCGGCCACTAGGGTCATTATCGCGAGTGACATTGCGATCAACCTCATCTCTAACATCTCTCCTTTCCAAGCTTTTTTTCGCGTACTCGTGGTCGATCCTGGCGCGGCCCCGGGCATTGCCTCTGACAAAGGCCATAACCAGTGCCATCCCGATCGTTGCAACCATACCGGCGGCAAGAAAAAGATACTTGGCCGTGCGGCTGGATCGAAACAAAGCCCATGCTGTGGATACCCATATCATGGCGCGTCAGCCTTATGCTTCTGGATGCGCTCCCAGACAAACCAGGATGCCACCAGGACCACGATCAAGGCTGCCAACCATGGCGCCAAGTCTTTCAGAACGGACATGGCTGGGACCGCTTTGGCAATGCCCTCTGTCAAAGGCCCAATTCCCTGGACTGCCACACCGGCGGCTCCGACCTTTGCGGCTGTTCTGACGGTCCCTGTCTGGTATACGGGGACGGGAGGAACGTCAAAACCGCCAAGTCTGAGACCTTCAACCATTTGATGGTCTGGCCACTTCCAACCGGCACCATCCTCATAGTCGGCAATAGCCTTCACCAGAGCCAACATGGTGGTGGCATTCTGGACATTCAAAGGGTCGTCCGGGTGGACGCCCATGTCTTTGGCCACTTTTTCAATGTAGCCGTTGGTGTTTTGCTCGTAGCTTTTCCCGTTTGCAAAACCATTCGGAGGGGCCCAACGGTTCAGAATTTTTCTGAGAGTGTCGAGCCCATACCGCTCCTTGTAGGTCATGAGCTGACGAGCCAAGGCTCTAAACCCGAATTCAGGAGTTTTGAACTTGGCAAAACCACCGTCGCCCTCGCCTTCTTGTCCCTGCCACTGTATGGAAGGGACAAAGCGAATGTTTCCAGGATTGTTGTTCCTCCAACTTACTGGAGGACGTCTATTTGTTGTTGTTGTTGTTGTCGACACTTTTGTCTTCCTTTCGTCTGTTGTGTGGAGGTGGAAACCACCTGTCGAATAGTTGATCCAAAACTCTTGGGCCGAGATAGCCGGTCGAAATAGTCATGGCATGGTGGGCGAAATTTTGAAGATTTAGAAAATCCGCCAAGCCAGACCCAATGACCCCCATTCCGATTGCCACTGGGATTTCCCACAGTAGAGACCAACCAAGAGGTTTTCTATCGACGCGTGACCAAGCTATAATACGTCCCAGAAGACCAAGGGCCCCGGCTCCAGCAGCTTGAGCTGCCTCATGACCAAAAAAGTGATCGTGCATTTTTCATTCTCCTTTGACAATAGGCTACCAGGCAGCAGAAGAGGCCGGGACCCAGAACGAGGTTCCGTTGATTTTGATCTGAACTCGACTTGTGGCCGAAAAAGCCGCTGCCGAGGTCGCGGGGGTTACGGCGGTCCCCGAGATGTTCAACTGACCAGTGCCTTTCGGAGTGAGAGTCAGGTCGATGTTGGCATCTGACCCCTGGGCCGACAAACTTGGCGCAAGAGTTGTGGCGGCACCGGCAACTCTCAAGAAGTTTGCAAGATGATCGCCGATTTCCACCGTCCCAGTGCCTTTAGGCTGGAGTCTGAGATTGACGTTGGTGTCAGAACCAGCGGCTGCAACAATCGGAGATATTGTGGTAGCAGCGCCTGAAATGCGAAGGAAGTTGGCGAGGTGACTTGACAGGTCAACCGAACCAGTTCCCTTACCTTCCAAACGTAAGTTGATATTTGTATCAGAACCTTGAGCGGAGACAATTGGGAACGCTGATGCAATGTTGCCAGTCGCTCTGACAAAATTGACAACCGTGCCAGCAGTGTCAGCCACTTCAAACTGGACCCGCGCAACGCTATTCTGAGTTGCAAATTGAATTGAACCCGTGCCTCTCGACACGACCGCAATTGGGATATTGGTGCCACCCTGAACAGCAATCTGGACTGGGCTCGATGCCGTGGACCCAGTCAATCCGATGGAGTTGGTCGCGGACGTCGTATTGATAATGAGAACCTGCTGGTTGCCTCCAGTTCTCATAGAGATATTGGACGTGCCTTTTGACGAAATGTTCAATTGGACGTTGGTGTCAGAGCCGGCCGCCGCAACCGTCACCGGTGAAGACGCGACAGCTCCAGAGATTTCGACACGGTTTACGGCGTCCGAGACGCCGAGAAATCTTACCTGCTCAGCCCCAAGTACGACAATACCGAGCGTCCCCAAAATTGGGGTAAAGAGCCCGGAAGTTTGACCACCGACGGCCAAACCCGGCTGTGCAGGATTTGAACTTACTTGAGACACATCGCCGCCTGCAATCAGGTTGGCAATAGTCTCAAGAAATCTCTGATCTGCCAACGGATACCCAGCCCTGTAGGCTGAATTTAATTGGCGAAAAATTTTATCGCGAGTGGTCAAAGTTTCAGACATGATGCGGTTGATCCTTTCGTTGGTTGTCTGGTTATATACGGAGCTTTCGCCCCTGGACGTAGATAGTGCCGACCGTCAGGTCGACAGTACTGCTCGGGTGGAGATTTTCAAAACACACTAAAACGTTGTTTGCCGTCGTGACTTGTGCCGTGATCCTGATATAACCTATGAGAGAAGTCCCAATCGTGTCTGGAACAAATGTCGCTTCCATAGGGTCCCCAGTTCTAGCGTTGGGGAAAGTCACCGTTACGAAGTATCTGGACCCAGGAGATAGGCTCGGTGGATCCAAACCTTCAACAAAAACTGCACGTTCTTGGGCCCCAAATGGTCTGTTGGCCCCGTATAGTAGAGGAGGAGATTGAAGAGCGTCGCAGTAAAGTCTTAGCGATCTAAGCACAGCTCCTGCCACACCCGCCCTGACCCCAATGACAGCGTATTTTGCCGCATTGTTGAGTTGAATTCTCTGCATCCTGTTAAAGTCTGGAACGGTTTGAAGTAGAACCGTGTAGGTGTTATCGTAGATTTCCAAAGGTTGGTCTAAATTGACATTGCCTTCCCACCACATAGGCGCGTGTGGAGGAGGGGTAGGAACGCTGAAATTTCCAACCGTATTCATATTAGAAAGTCTGATTGGGTAATTCTCATCGAGTATGTTCTCAGAAGCATCGTATTGTTGAACGATCAGTCGAAGGTCGTTGCCTTCTGCCGCAATAAAAATTTCCTTGCATCTGGACACATCCACGACAAATGCCAACGCTCTAGCCGTGGTTAGACCAACGCCGTCGTTTGTCAACAAAGTGGAACCGCCGCTGACAAAAGTCAAACCGTTGAAAACCCCATTACTAAGATTTACAATTTGTGAATTTGGTGAACCTGATAGGCATACCAATTTTTCAAACCCTATGGCGCCAGTCAAAGCTTCACCCGAAGCTGATTGACTGTTGTCTCTATAGGCGGAACCTCTCAGATTGGACGCGTCAGCAAACAACCTGGGTGTGACTTCGGCGCCACTCGACTGGTGATTTGTGTAAACAGTAACGCCGCACCTGGTGTTGGCTGGATCGTACAGAACTTGATTGCCTTTGAAGCCGTATGTCCCTGTGAATGCCACCCAAAACTGGCAGTCATTTACCTGACTAACGGCTTTGGCGACGTATTCACTACAACCTTCCATGCGGATGCCCCAACCGACAATCCCACGCTCGTCCCCAGCTGTGAACAAAAACGGAATAGCATCAATTGTGGCCGGCGTCCCTTGTCTCTGAAGTTCAAACGCTGGAGAATAGAAAAAGTGGGCATTGTGTCTATCGTATGCCCCAGCGTCAGCAGAAAATCTTACTCCAAATCTTGAGAGATGCGGGTTTGTGCTAGACCTACAAGCAAAGTGGCCACCAAAGTATCTGACTGAATTGTTCCAACTTGCAGCTTGCAACGTTCTCACGTTGACGCCGTATCTGTTATCAACAATGCGACCAAGGAAGATATTTGTATCCTCGAAACCTCTACCATCCCCAACCGTCTCCAGTCCAATGGTAAATCCGTCAATCAGGGGGATTTCAATATGACATGCGTCGCAATTGTAAATTCGAATTCCGACATCGGCCTCGTTACTCCAATTGGAAACGGTGGTGCGCTTCACTCTAAGAGGCCCGTACCTTTTGCTTTGATTGTTAGCACTGCCATTGGAACCCAAAGTCAGAGCGGCAAAATTTCCAGGGGAGAGGATCACACCATCCATCCAAAGTCCCGGAGCACCGCCAAGAAGCCATGGACCCTGCGAACAGTAATAGGTTCTGTCGGGGATGTATGGTATCATTTTGTTAGCGTGGGCGTAATCAAAGCAGGCTTGGATGGCGGGGTAATCGTCGGTGACCCCATCACCCACTGCTCCCCACCAAAGGATGTTGACTCGGCTGGCATCCTTATCTGGATAGCGGTAGAAACGGTGGCCTGCAGCATCAACAATGATGGCACCAAGATCGTCTGGAGAAGTTGTGTCTGATGGGACATAGTAGAAAATTCCTTCGCCCCCGTCTCCAGGAGTAGAATATCCTTTGACAAAGACAGTGAGGTACGGAACTACATTTGCACGCAAAGCAGCTATGTTCAACAAGTTGACCGTAGATGTGGACAAGTCCGCGGCGATGCCGGTCAATTTATCCCAAATTGTGTTTCCAAAACGATCTTGCAAAACTTGACGGAGCTGGTCGTAGCTGGTGTGAATTGTTGCCATCCCAGCAGCGTCAAGGATGATCGGGTTAGTGTTTATGGTCGCCAGACCTGGATCTTGATACGTCGCAACAGGAGTTGACGTGTTTGGGAGATAGAAAAAGACTTTGCCCCCTGCTAGAGGTCTCCCGTTTCCATCGATAAATTGCTGGCGGCCATTTACAACCTGGCCACCTTGATTTCCCGACATAGTCTATCTCCGAGGTGGGAAGATTTCAATGACTTGACCGTTGGGTTCAGGCATGGGCAAAGGTTCATTAGCCCAATCCTGTCTAGCAGCTGAAGACATAGCTGGAACTCCTCCAGCTTGGAAAAGCCGATTAGCTCCAGCGCCGACCTCATCAATTCCCCTACCAACGGCTCCTGGAATACCTCTGCCCAACAGCATGTCTCTATACACGTCACTAGCGAGAAGAGCACCAGTTCCGCGTCCAACGGCGGCCGTACCAGCTGTGACCCCGAGACCAGTGGCCAACATTGACGGGTCTAAGAGATAGGCTCCAGTGTTTGCTATGCCTGCCCCGATAGCTACTCTTTGAGCGCTACCAGAATTTGGCATCCTCGGCATAAATTGCGCGCCGATCATTGCCAATTCCCCAAGCTCGTTTCCACCAGTTCCTTTTCTTAAGAAATCTGGGTACGCGGCGCGAATACGTGTCAACAAGGCGGCCGGATCGATTTGGCCGTTTGGAGACTTTTCGATCATGGGTTCGACAACATTCACCATTGCTCTCCACTGACTACGAGCTCTGCGAAGAGTGTCAACAAGTTCCGGCGCAGCTGATCTCTCAAGCATATCATCCAACGCATCGCGAACCTGTCCCGCAAAATGGCGGATGTTTGGATCCGGAGATCTTTGAGCCATGGACAATGGAGTACCGTATCTGGTAAAAGCTTGGTAGGCTTCGCCAGACATAGTCCCTGAGGACGTGGCATTTCTCACGTCTTCTAGCTGACGCGCCAGAGCTTTTGCCGACCCGTCGGGTAATGGCATTCTCAACAATTCATCGTCAATTTTTTGCAGAGCGTCTGTGAATTGTTGGTCAGTGCGAAGAGTGGTTCTTCTTGCCACATCGCTCATCGTGTTCCCAATTCTACGCTCGGCAGCTTGGAGAGTATCTCGAGTGATGGTATCGGTATTTTCCCCGATCGCTTTTGAGACCGCTCTTGTAAATTGAGACCGTTGTTCAGCGTTTCTCGCAACTTGCCCGCTTCCAGGAATGTTGTTCAAAGTTTCATCAAGCCACTTGATGAACGGGCTTTCGCTTATTTGACTGCCTCTGACTGTTACGCCCAGAGTTTCTGCTCTTTGAGCCAACGCCGCAACCTGAGGATTAAGAGACGGAGACAGGAACTGTCTCATGCTATTTGCACCTGCGGAAATAGCAGGCGCGAGCACCGCATTACCTACGGCACCGGCCCCCGTCCCGATTGCCATCTGGGTGCCTGTGTCTTGAGTAGGATCAAGAGTCATAGCTGTGGTTGCCGCACCCTGGGCAGCGCCCGTAGTCGCTCTAGCACCAAACCTCAAAAACGGATTGGCGGGCGACGCGGTTCCAGCCAGAGCTTGAGCTGCAGGAGCGATGGGGGCCGTCAACGTTGGGGCGGTGGCACCAACAATGGAACCGGCCCCACGTATCACGGCTCCTCCAGCTCTGAGAGGGCCGAGAACTCCCGCTACCTGGCCACCAACTCTTCCGGCCAAGGCCATCCCACTGTCTCCGAAATCTCTCTCGAAATTTCTCCGCTCTTCGAGATTTCCTTCTCTGGTTTGTTGGCCGGAAGTGATCGGAACTCCAGCTCTTTCCAAAAATCTTCCAAAAGAGCTGTCTCTCAAATATCCAGTCAGTCCAGATTTTTCAGCTTGATTTGAAAGGAATTCAGCAGGAGCGTCAACAACATCGCGTAGACCACGACCCAACCCGGCCCCAAATCTTTCACCAGCTGAAGTTTGTCTACGAGGAGGTGGGACCTGACCTGTTGCAGGATCTGGACGTTGAGTTTCGTTCTGAACACCGAAAAGGAACTGGCCTATTGGATCATCGGCCATACCATCTGGAATGGCTCTGGGACCCGGCACGGTGGAAGCCTGCTGTGTGTTTTCAGAAGCCGAAGCTTGACTGATAATTCTAGGACCTCTAACAGTCGGCGCAACGGCACTTTCCTGGCCAACCCCTGACAGAAACATCTCAATTGGATCTTGGGTTGTCTGATTGGTTTGAGCTTGTCCGGGCTGGGAAGTCGGTTGCGCGTTTCCAACAGGGGCGGCCTGTTGAGTTGGAACCTGGTTCCCGGCCTGGGGATCTTGCGGTTGGCTGATTTCGTTGAACCTATTCATCACGTTTTCAAGATAGGCTCGAGTTCTAGGCCCCCAATTTGCCTGCCTTCTTCCGCCGTGGTATTCCAAGATGGCTTTTGAAGGGTCGCCGTGTCTGTCCAAACTTTCAGCAAGATGGCGAGCGCCGGCGTCGATAGATTGGGCTGGATCGTATGGATCAGTCACGCCAAGTCTGCGGGCCGTGTCTGGAATGATTTGCATCAATCCGGCAGCTTGAGACTCTCTGTTGAATGCACGTGGATTTCCACGACTTTCAATGTGCATGACAGCTTTGATCAAATTCGGGTCGACGTTGTGACGCCGAGCCGCTTCTTCAATCAAATCGTTGAAATTGTCGACCGACATTATCGACTCCCTCCCTGAGCCCCAGTTCCTGGAACGCGAACCCAACCCTTATCGACAGCGGTTCTGAAATTCCTGTTGAAGTCTTCACGCTCGTTTTGAGACATGGTGTTCATCATCTGTCGACGGCTTTCCGGACTCATGTGTATAGCCTGGAAGATCCTAGGATCAAAGCCCTTATTGAACTCATTGGAGAACTGGTTGTAAGTTTCTGGACCGCGGCCAGAAGACAGCCACTTCTGCCATTCGTCACTCTTCACTCTGATCGCATCTGCGTTACCTTGCAGAAGGGCAATGATGCTCTGGTTACCCATCTTTGAGAGAGTTTCATTTGGACTTGTTCTCATAGCACTGGCCAACTGCTCGTTAGCTCCAGTCCCTCCAAGAGCTTGAAACTGCTGTTGGGCCAACTGAGTTGAGAGTTTGACAAATTCTTCCTGCGCTGCCGTACCCTCAACCCTGATTTGCATCGTCGGAGGAGCAACTCGGTTATACGCATTGACCATCTCGCGTGTCCAGGCGGCACCAGGACCCGTGTTGAATTGGGTCAACATGGTCTTCATATTTCCAAGAGTTGCCATCATTGTAGGAACTTGATCAGCCTGGCGAGACAACTCAACGCTCTGTTCTGCAGAACGTTGTGCCACAACTTCAGACGCTCCAGCAGCTCCAAGAGGGGGTCCAGCAGGAGCAGCAGAAGGAGTTGGCCTTTCAGTTGGAGGGCTCGAAGCTCCAGGCACTTGTCCAGGTCTTGGAGAGCCTGGATACCTCCCATCACCCATCCCAGGTCTTCCTCCCGGCTGTTGAGTCGGCATTGGTGGACGCGGCGCCCCTGTGCCTGGAGGAGTTCCTTGGCCCGGAGCGGTACCCGCGGCCGGAGCACCTTCTCCTCCCACCATTGGGCCAATTTCTTGGCGTGGAACAAATTCCATTTGACGAGTATTCGGATTGTAGCGTTGGACGAGAGTGTTCCGAGCGTCCGGACCAGGCTCGTTTGTGACCGACTGCCCAGCCGCATTGGGATTTGTAAGAGGGTTTGTGTCGACAAACCTTGTGGCGGCTCCAGTTTGGACGCCAGTAGGATTGGGCAAAAATCTTTGAATTTGCTGCAGACCCTGGTCCGTAGATGCCATTTGTTGAAGAAGCCACTGGCGCACCCCTGCAGGATTTGTGGGGAGGTTGGCAAGAGTGGCCGCAGCCACCGTCGCCGAGAATGGCCGTTCATTTTCAGGAAGGGCCAACAATTCACCGACTGCTGAAACCACATCTTGTCTGGTCACGTTGGGGTTTGCCAACAATCCCTGAATAGATTGGCGCATATTATTGAGTCGAGCCATACCAAGGAGAGCTTGAGTTTGTTGAACTTGCAGATTGCCCTGTTCCAACGCTTTGGCTTGAGCAAGAGCTTGTGGGGCCAAAAATCCCGCCATCGGATTATTGGCAATTTCGGCCCTGAAAGCTTCCTGATTGATCTGACCAGTCTGAGGATCCATAGAATTCTGCAACGCTCTACCAATAGTTTGTTGAGCGTTAAAAGTTTCGTCCTCTCTCCGAAATCTGTTGATGGAATTTGCCATGTCAACAGTTTGCGAAAATTGACTAAATGGGTTAGTGTTGCTTCCAGTAGGAGCTGTGGGCTTAAACCCGAGGGCGATGGAGGGATCGAGTCCGCCTGACATGTGACAAATCTCCTATCGAGCTTGTTGCGGCACATTGGCCGCAGGTTGTGGCGCCGTAGCAGGACCAGACCCTCCAGGTCGCGACCCATACCTATTGAGCAGTTGGTTCATAAGCAAAGCATTCGAAACGCCACTGAACGCCGTGTTAAGACCACCGGCATACGCGTTAGCCACACCGATCGTGCCTGCGGCATTTGCATTAGCCGCCCCAGTAAGATTTTGACCAATCTGACCAGAAAGTATGTTCCCCGCGTTTGCCTGTTGGGCAACCGCCCCTTGACCAACTTGCGTGACACCCATGATCCTGTTATACATATTTGTGAGACCGGTCTGGTCAGCGTTGAAACCAGTTTCAAAGTTTCTGACGTGACCTTCCAATCCTGCCATGTATTCTGCCAGATTGTTCTGCACCTGGCTGTTGTAAGTGTTCTCGGCGAGGCCGGTCACGTAGCTAGCGGCTCCGGCAGCTTGAGCGCCTGAACCAGCAAGACCAGACGCCGTGTTAGTATTTGTGACAGCCCTCAAACCCTCGTTTCTTACAAATTGATAACCAGGAGTTTGGGCGACATTGTCAGCATTGACCCCTGTGAATTCCCTGTAGGGAGTGTAGGTCAGGCCCCGGCTGTCTAATGCTCCGGAGTCCAAAAGTTCCCGCATTCTCTCTGCGCCAGCATTGCCGAGGCTGACATATGGAGAAAAGTCTTGCCTGTTCTGTTGGTAAATTGCTGTCTGGGCTGCTGTGGCCTCGCGAGTGGCAGCGGCCTGCGTTTTTGCCGCGCTTTTTGCAGCGTTGCCCCCTATTATTGCTGTCGCGCCACCTACTACGGCAGCTCCAACGGCGATGGCTGAAAATGCCATAGTGCTAACTCCCTAGAGATGTTTCACAAAGAGATATTCGTGCGCCGAATAGCCAAGACGCTCAAATACCAGCCGCTTGTTTATTTCGGGACGGGTCTTGCTGTGATAGGTCACAGAATTGACGCCCAATTCCTTCAAAGCTTTTTCAGCAGCTTTGAACATTTTCATGGCGGCCGGCCCTTTGCGAAATTCCTTCTTGAGGAAATGTGCATCATCGGACGCCATTAGCATGTAGCGGTAATGGAGAGGGCGATAGATGAGATGGATGATGTATCCCACCAACCGCCCGTCAGCACGAGCCGTCAACGCAAAAATCATGTTCTGCTTCTCGAGCTCAAAGTACTGATCCCAGTGCACGTCGAGGGGACGCGTCTCCGGCTCCGACGTGACTTCGCGCCAATGTTCAAAAATCAAGTCTTTTAATTCTTGAACAATGTCACTGAATTTTTCGACCGCAAAGATCATTGTGGTCTCCAACAATCAAAGATGATGTGGATCCTACCACTCTCTCCGTCATTTTTTGCACTGTGTTCGACGGTCTTATCATACCACCACACAGTGCCCTCGGGCATGTTAATCTCCTCGTCGCCGATTTTTGAGACGGCTTTATCATTCGTCTCAATCGGATAGTGAAAACGTTCGGTCTGTTCAGCATACTGGCCTTCGTCCTTGTGC